TCATGAATTCAGCACAAGAATCTAAGAACGAGCTTGAAGCGGCCATCCGCTACGCAGAGAACGCTATATCATCAGCAAACCAAACCATCGAATCTATGGCTACATACCAAGAGCAGACAGGTCGTGAGGCCGCGCTTCAAGAGGAGCGGGAGATGCTAGAGAAAAACGTCAAGTACTTGCGTGACGAGAACGAACGGCTGAAGCGTGATGTCGAGTTCTACACCAAGGAGTACAACAAGTTGGTACAACAGAAAGAAGCATCAAGCGGACCATGCGGATGCCAAGCATACCGCGACCTCGAAGAGGCGCGTGGACGTGCAGAGGGTGAGGTAGAACTGCTTCAGCGCACCATCAGCGACCTCAAAGAACGCTACTCGATTATGGACATCAATAAGGAGCAATCCATGCCTGTCATCCCCAAGGCCGTAGCCATCGCCATCTTCCGTGAAGGTGTGCAACATGGAGTAGAGGCGGCATGCACGGAGCTTGAAGAAGCAGCTGACATCAGCATCGAAGAGAACGAATACTGCGGAGACTTCGAGGTATCGTTCAGCAAGTATATCGACCTATCTGACCACGTCGATACCGACTGGATGCGTGGCAAGTGCGGGGACTACACCGAAGAGAGCGCCATTGACGCACTCAAGAACCTGTGTGCTGACAAGGAGTTCGAATGCCGTATCCACGGAGTAGATGACCAAGGAGACGATAGCGTTAGCGCTTGAGGATGCCTGTGGTAACCGACGCCTTGCGGCCAAGCGACTCGGCATAACCGAGAGACACCTTTACAGATTATTAAAAAAGCAAAAGATTAAATAAGTTAAAACTATGAAACCAGTAAATGCAAAGAGTTTATTTCACGTGCTTTGCACGACGCTTGAGAAGTTAGATAGGTACGAAATCGACGTGGCGCAGGCTAACGCAGTGTCCAAGGTGGTCGGTCAGTGTGCCAACCTCTTGAACTACGAGCTTAAGCGTGCGGCACTGATGAGTAGTCCAGAGTTCAAGCAAGAGCATAGAAACTTGGAGAGCAAGAGCTTCGATAGCTTACCAGAATGATGTGCGAAGACGATATCGACAGAGAGAACCTGAATTGGTATCTCGAATCAGAACGACTCATCAAGTGCAGAAAGTATCGAGAGCTTTACAGCTTCTACGAGAGAAGGCATAATGAGCAGAAACTCGACGGGTGTTGGGAGGAGTGGGCAATCTCTTCCCTTCACCGCGTGCTTGAGAAAAGGGTTAAGCTTCTGAAAAAAGTTGCCACTATATGTAGGAACAACGCGATTGAAGAGCTGCCAAAGCACAAGCGTAGCATGTTTCTTAATGGCAAAATCAAGAACATGTGGAAGTACATGTTCGATCTCGGAGAGGCATGCACCATTCACTTACTCAACTATCCAGTGTACAGACTTAACATCAGGAGAACCAAGAACATGTACAGCCGAAAAGAGAGGTCTTTTATGAACAAGTGGGGACTCATGTACATGCCCTCATGGTTAGAGGCCGACGAATCCATAGTCCTGTGGAAGAAGAAGCCACACTCATCTGGAATCCTTTGGCAATACCTGGGGAAGGATGGTAAATACAGCACATACAATGAATGGAAGTACGAATTCCTACCTACTCACTACAAAATGATATACAATGTTGACTAACGAATACATGCAGGAGCTTGAGCGTCGCATTGACAACATGATGCAGAGGTACGAGCTTTACCGCATCCCACAAGACCGCATGATACTTGAATGCATGGTCAGAGACTACGAAGCAAAACAAAGACTACGAATACAAAATGAAAAGATTTAGAGTAAGATTCCATTTAGCCAAGGGTAAGAACTACATGCACTGGCAGGTGGTGGACAAGAAGAACGGCCACTATCGAGACTACTACGACCCCGAGCAGTGCAACATCAAGATGTACAACTGCAAACTTGGCAACCAGGTAGCTACCGCTCGGAAGATATTTGACGGAGCCAACAAGACGGTGTGTGCATGGGTGGACTGCGACAACCTCGACATCGAGTACCGCAAGAGCCCTACGTTCAAGGACGTCGGAGAGGACACGCTGACGCAGTACAAGTACAACCCGCGCAAGAATCCGCACTGGTTCACAGACACGGACTTCAATGTAGACGGCAAGACATTCTTAAAGTTAACCACATCAAAAGCCAAGATATATGGGTAATAAAACTAGACAGGGGACTAAGCAGATGTCCGAAGTTCTCGGCAACGACGAGCTACGATCCCCGCGCCACCGAAGGCGTAAGATGGAGAGACTAATCAAAAAATTGTTGAAACAGAAAAATACCGAAGCCAATGACTAACGACGAAGGATTCCGATTCCTTACCAAACCACTAACTCAAGAGAAGGTCAACTCCTTCCTTGACGAGTACCTGCCAGACAGCGTGAGGCCAGCAATGGTTGCCCGCAAGATTATCCTCGTTGACATACGCGAGTATGGCCTCGAAGCGTGGGCCTTTATGAACCCTGACCTTGTCGTTGACAACTTCAAGGAGGCGGTAGAAGAACTCAACTCAGAGATTGTGTCAGACATTGAGGCCATGCTTGAGCAGGAGGACATGCTTGACAACCTCGGCATTGAGCAAGAGAACCGCCTAGATAATGCAACAACCTTTCGCAACTTCTCTGGTCGCGTGGTTGAGCTGTTCGACGTGCTGAGCGAGTACTTCGCTGCACAGCACTTCATCAAAGAAACCATCAAAGAACACACATGAGTCAAAAACAAAAAATAGAGACACTGCTTCGCGGCACTCGTATTAGATTCGAGTCTGAGACAGGTGAAGTCATTGAGGACAACTCTCGACTCAGATACTTCGTGGAGAGCAGGGCCGCTCTTGGCAACGCCATGCGTCCATACGCCACGCTTGCACAAATAGGCAGTCTGTTCAATAAAGACCACTCAACCTTTGTGCATCACAGCAAAGAGCATGGCGGTCTTATGCTCCACTCCCCCGACTATTTACGTAAGTACTCACTTGCCACTAGAATAGTCATGGATCTTTCGGAAGAAATGGATATTAAGCCCATATCCACAAAACTGACATCTCATGACAGGCTAATCGAGGTTCAGAAAAGCATAAAGTTGTTAATGGAAATGGAGGAAAAGCTCAAGGATGAGCTTGGATATCAAATGCCTTCTGCTTAATTTGCACATTCAATTCAATTCACTATCATCATGTCTAACTACAAGTTCAAGACCACGAACATCCGTGGCAAGCAGTACGTTGAGGTCAATGAGCGCATCAAGTTCTTCCGCCAGGAGGAGCGCTACATGAACTGGACGATAGCCACAGACTTTCCTGTCCTCGACGGAGAGAGCTGTGTATGCAAATGCACCATCGCTGACGAATCTCAGCGAGTGGTAGCTACGGGTCACGCTCACGAGGAGCGCGGCTCATCCAACATAAACAAGACAAGTTATGTCGAAAACTGTGAAACCTCAGCCGTTGGTCGAGCCCTCGCTATGCTTGCAATCGGAATCGACACGTCTATTGCGTCAGCTAATGAAGTCGAAGAAGCCATTGCCAAACAGCAAGCCGTCATTGAGAACCCTCACGTTCAAAAGCTTAGCAAGGCGCTCGATGCGCCAGTAGAGAACATCATGGACAAGGCGGTGGGGTACATCAAGTCCCAGACAGACAAGCAGAAGGCCTTCAGCGCCATCACCAAGAAGTATGGTGACCAGCTCACTGAGAAGCAGGTTGCTGGACTCAAAAAATTCGTACGATGAAAAACGCACTTTTAATAGCATCCTTTGTGTCGATGGCAATCTCGTTGACGCTATGGTTTACGGGAAGTCAAATGGCTGGACTCTATGTCGGCATCTGGTGCCCCACCATTCTTGGCCTTAATTCATTTCTTAACAAGTCATGACTCCAGGCATAAGGCATCAGCTCAACGAGGCCATAGACAAGCGCCTAAAAGACGAGCATGCAATTCTTTACGACTACTACAGGCGCAAGCTCGGGTCTAACAAGGACGCGAGATCGGCTCTGTCTAAGCACATGGAATGGCATGACTTGGGATGGGCAAGGCAAGTTCTTAAAAGCACAAGACACTGGAACAACCTAGATAATGAGAGATAAATTAACTGCAGCAACTGGTAAGCCACACCTGTCTTACTCCTCACTCAAGCATGCACTTGGAGACATGCGTCTTTGGGAGATGTACATGAAGGGGCAGCTCAAGAAAGAGTCAGAAGCACTAACCTTTGGGAGCTTGTACGATATGCTCCTTTTTGAACCAGAGAAAGCACATGACACATATCATGTTTTGGACGATATGGATATCGTCAGTAGCATTGGTGGTAAGTTCCCCCGTAATACTAAGCGCTATCGAGAGTGGAAAAAGGAAGAAGCGGAAAAGCACATGGGGAAAACAATCGTCGGACAAAAAGATTGGAAGCAGGCAGAAGAGATGATCCAGCGCCTGAAGGACTGCGGCCTGTATGACAAGCGTTTTGCAGGCGGTAAGTTTCAGGTGGAGTTCAACGTAGACATTGACGGGGTACCGCTTAAAGGATTCCTCGACTGCCTACAAGATGGTCAGTTCATCGTTGACTCCAAGTCCTCACGATCGATCGACAAGTTCAGGTATGACGTCAACAGCTTCTGCTATGACATCCAGGCGTACATCTACTGCAAGGTATTTGATCTAAAAGAATACTACTGGGTGGTGCAGGAGAAAGCGTACCCGTTCTATCCCGCCGACGTCAAGTGCTCTGATGAGACTTTGTTCAAGGGCGAGATGAAGTTCCACCAAGCGTTAGAAAACATTAAAAACTACTTAGATGACCCCAACCCCACTGAAAGATTCTTTGCCGAGTTTACAGTATAGAATACTTAGATGGTCTATCTTGGCCATCGTCTTTTACAATTTCCATATTCATTTTTCAAATTTCATTACATCATGAGCGATACAAGCTATGATTCCGTACTCGTAGGGTACACCGAAGAGCCTCGTATGTACGAGGGACAACTCTCAAGCTGGTCCGTGAAGCTTAAAGACACGGAGCTCAAAGAAATGCTGGAGAAGTACACCACCACTAAAAATGCCGAAGGGCAGGGTGGTAACGTATACCTCAAGCTATTCATGTCTAAGAATGGTAAGCCATGCTGCAGCGTGTTCGATCCGAACAGCGAGGCAGCCAAGCAGAAGCGTGTTGAGCGCAAGCAGAAGGCTGAAACAAGTGACCTGCCGTTCTAAGGCTCCCATATACTATATGACCGCTCGTGTGGCCTTCAAAAAGAAAAAGAAGGTCACCGAGCGTGTCGTATGGGTGGTATCTGTATTCGATACTCCACACCAGATCTCCGCTCACGACACCAAGACCATGAAGAGGTTAGGTGAGGAGCTGTACGGGAAGAACGCAAAGGCTGATAAGCAGATTATCATCCGAGAGATACTTACAAAGAAATTTATTTCATACTCTAATTTAAGCTTGGATGAACACAAGACAGAAAATTAAATTGAAGTGCAAGAAGTTAGAGGACTTACTGCTTCAAAAGAATGCGAAGTATGGGGATGCGGCCTTGGAGCCACTCAACATATTCTCGCAGGTAAACGCAGTGTCAAGTATCAAAGCAAGAATTGATGACAAACTCAAGCGCATCAAGAACTCAGGTCCGATCGACGACACAGAAGACACCCTGCAAGACCTGGCAGGATACATGATTCTCTTAATGATTGCCAAAGACAATGCAAGTAACGATATTCAAAGACGTATTCGACAAGACAACACCTCATCACATTCCACTACAGTTAGCTCTGGAGAGGATTCGAGATGGGAAGTCGAGTACACTAGTAGCTGATGTTAGGACTGGTGACAAAGAGAAGAAAAAGGCGCTCCCCGTTGTTTGTTTCAGCGGGGAGTTTTCGTCGCGTGCCGATGACGCGCTCTTCGAGCATTCGGGATTTATTGTTTTGGACTTTGACCACGTTGACGTTAACGCGACCAAGACGGCCCTTGCAACGGATGATTTCATTCATTCATGCTGGACTTCGCCTAGCGGAGAGGGGGTCAAGGCACTGGTCCAGATCACCAATCCAGAGCGGCACAGGGATCACTTTAGAGCCCTCATCAAGTACTTCGATAGAACACACGGCCTTGGGCTAGACGAGTCAGGTGTTAATGAGTCACGAGCCTGTTGGGAGTCGCATGACCCAGACATCATCATCAAGGACGAGAACAAGAAGTTTGGGGCGTTCACCACAGAGCGAGCCGAGGCTCAGGTGCCCACCAACGAAGCGTACGACTACACCGACTACATGAAGCTCAACCTGGCCGCGCGAATGATTCGCAACGCCGAGGACGGGGACAAACACAGAAAGCTCTTCGATGCGGCTAGACTATGCGGCGGATACATCGGGGCAGGGAAGATGGAGGAGGACGAGGCGGTACGTATCCTATTCAGGGAGATCTCCAAGAGAGACATCGACTCGCCAGAGATGGCTAAGCTTACGATCCGCGATGGCATTGAGAATGGTAAGGTTATGCCCATACGTGACCTCATCGATGAAGAGAAGAACGTCAAGCGCGAGATGCTTATCAACGACGGGGACATGTCCTTCGTGTCGTCCGACGACGAGGACTTCCGCTGGATCGACGACTACTCTCAGGGCAAGATTGAGATTGGCCTTGACACAGGGGACACCGCCCTCGACGAATACTTCCGATACAAGAAGGAGTTCGTCATCATCAATGGGCACTCCAACGTGGGTAAGACCACCACAGCCCTGTACCTTATCGCCAATGCTTCGATTAGGCACGGGTGGAAATGGATTATATACTCCAGTGAGAACAGGACCGCATCCGTAAAGATGCAGCTCATGCAGTTCGCTATGGACAAGAAAGTCGCAGACATGAACTACTTCGAGCGCAAGAAGGCATACGCCTGGGTGCAGGAGCATTTCGTGGTTATCAGCAACGAGAGCGTGTACTCCTACTCAGATATCATTGTCTTCATGGAGAAGATCATGCGACAGCAAGAGGTCGATGCGGTATTTATTGACCCGTACAACAGCCTCAAGCTGGATATGCGCAACACATCCATCGGTGTACACGACTACCACTACGAGGCCGCGTCGGAGTTCTTGACGTTTAGCAAGTCCAACAACGTGGCCGTATGGTTGAATATGCACGCTGTCACTGAGGCGCAGCGCCGTAAGGGTGCTGACGGGCTACCTGTTGCCCCGTACGCCGAGGATACAGAGGGCGGTGGAAAGTTCGTAAACAGAGCGGATTGCTTCATGACGATTCACCGAAAGGTTCAATCGGCAGATCATAACATCCGTAAGCTGAGCGAGTTACACGTACGAAAGGTGCGCGAGACAGAGACAGGCGGTAGGCCTACACCGCTGGACGAGCCGTACAAGCTTGTCATGAATCTTTCCCACACAGGCTTTTTCTCGTGGGCAAGACAACGCCCTCTGTTCGAGTCGATTAAGTTTGAAGAGAAGGGTACAATGCCTGTCTTCACGAATTTCTTATCCACAGGAGTTGATTCTTCAGAAAATTCAGTGTAACTTCCCAATGTGAAGCGACAAACGAAAACGCCTCGTAAGCGTACACGCAAAAAAAAACAGCTCGGACGGTATAAGAGCTCGATTGAAAAGTATTGCGCGGATCAGTTACGTGAATACGGGCTAGATTTTGATTATGAAGAACACAAGTTCGAATTGATGGACCGATTCAGGTTCCCGAACAAGTACTTCAAGATGACGTCAAAGGGGAAGGACATGGCAGATAGAACAGGATCTGTCGTCCTCCCCATTACGTATACCCCTGATTTTGTGGGGAAGAACCACAAGTGGATCATAGAAACAAAGGGGTATCTACCGTCTCACCATGACTTTATGATGCGATGGAAGCTTTTTTTGCGTCATTTAGTTGGTGTTCAATCAACTTACATAGTATTTTTAGCGAAGAACAGCAGACAGGTGGATCATGCTGTACAGGAAATCTTAAAATCTATCAAGGATGGAGATATTTGAGCTGAGTAGATTGATACATGGTTCTTGCGATCGCATTCATCAGGCAGCTACTCATCTCTATGAGAGCATACATGATGATGGGGTACCGACTCACAACCAAGAGGGTATAGAGAGTCTTATCAAAGACTTTCGTGAGTGGGTGAATCATGAGATCGACACGATCAGGACGGCTGCCTCGGAATACAGGGAGGATTTTGATGAACAATCGTAGGCGGTACTCTAGCACCACGGGCAGAGTGGCCGAGGTTAGATTCGCACGGGCCGCTAGAAATAAGGGCCTGCTTGTAGGTCATGCCAAAAAAGAGGATGACATTCACAAGCACATAGACTACTGGCTTGCTATGAATAGAGACGGTAAGCGATGGGGTGTTGACGTAAAGGGCAACAACCTACCCGACGAGATATGGGTGGAGTTCAAGAACGTGAACGGAGATCCAGGGTGGATGTACGGGGAGGCCACGATTATTGCATTCGATATGCCAGAGGAGGGTGGGTTCTCTATTGTTGACCGTGAGGAGCTCGCCTTCTTTTGCGAGAAGCATGTGCTTGACGAGAAGGTGTCTGACAAGAGATATGCCTACCTTAAAAAGTATACCCGAAGAGATAGGCAGGATGTCATCACGATGCTTAAGTTGCACGATATCAAGGCGTTGATGTCATACCGAGTCTGGAAGTACGATCAAAGATATTGACTATCTTTATCGGTCCATGAAAACTAACAAGCACAAGAGATTGAAGCGTAAAATCGACGCCCTTCTAGAGCAGAACGCCAAGTACCAGGCGGCTAATGTATGCGTGACGAACACGCCTGAGCAGCAGAAAGAGATCAACGATCACTGCAACGAGAAGTTCATAGACCCGATCGAGGATATTGATCCTGAGTGGTTCGGGATCATCAAGAAGCAGAGCGATTAAACCCAGTTGTTAGAGCCTAGGAGAACGAAGCGTGTGCCAGTGTACATTAGGGTGTACCATTGGCCTATTTTAAGCCCAACTGAATCTAAATTAAGAACGTCAGCGTATACGTACGGGGGCTGATCGCGAAACAAGCCTCTGCTGTGTGGCTTATCTTCTGTTCCAGGAAAATCGTATGGATAAACCGAATGAAGATCATTAGTTCTTTCAGGATCTGTATCATCCGAGGATTGCTTAAAATTCTTTGCTGCAATGCATATAATCGCGCCTGGTGTGGGAAGATTTTTTAAGGGTAGGGGCACGTATCCGAGAAAAGATTCTGGACCAGTGCGGATACCAAGAGAGTAAATAAAGTAACTTCTAACGTCAAGCGAAAAGCTGCTCGCTGAATAAGGTACCGCGTCTATACTATCAAGAAACCCCGATGGCAAGTCTGAGTCTTTTAAGTCAATTAAAATCTGATCCGTGATCCCGTCCTTGCCCCCAGAAATAACAAGGTTAATAACCTTGCTATCAGAAACTTTCTTTCGAATACTGATGGATTGGTCTTCGTTTCTGTAAAAATTAAAAGAACTACTACTAACATCGCTTTCGTCCAACGTCATCTCTAGGTCTACAAAACTTATCGTCTTGAGACCATTCCCGCATACAGGATATACGTGTTCTCTTGCCATTAGTACCAGTTGTTAGATCCCATGACTACCCATCGGGTGCCAGTGAACATGAGCGTAACCCATTTACCCTCGTTTATATATTGAGCGTATCCGTGGAAACCACCAAGTCTGCCGAATGGGTAGTTAAATCCAAATCCATCATCTCCACTAACTCCGCCAAACAAATGATTAAATGCCTGGTTGTAAATTCTACCGTCGTTGTCAAAGACTTCGTCCAGCCTTTTTACGGCTATGCACGCTATTTGACCTGCCTCTAATTTTCCGTAATCTCTACCTTCTTTCAGAGGATTTATTGCAAGGGAATCAGTACCAAACGACTCTTCTAGACCAAGCTGCAACGTAAGGAATGAACTCGATTGGAGAGTCCCTCCGTCAAAGGATGTGTCGGGAAGATCTATTAACGTTTCGCCTTCTGACAGAGTCACTGAAACGCTTCTAATAACAGAGGGGTCGCTCGTGACATAATTTATAATACGCCTATTCCCTGAAATATACTGTCTATTCTCAATCTGTAAGTCTAGCGGGTTGTTATCCCACTCAACCTTTTCGAAAGAGTTTTTGGAAACTGGATATGTATGACTCCTTGCCACAACTTACGTTGTTGCAGTCAATCCAATCGGCACCCAGTTCTCTCCGTTCCAGAAGCATGTGAACACAGAGGCTTCAGTGCCCCCCGCGTACTGAAGCTCGACCTCTCTAAAGTCAGCGTCGTTATCGAATGGTCCGTACTGATCAGTAGAGTCCCCAAGGACTACGATGCAAGAGAAACTTCCAGCGTCCTTACCGACCTCGACCATGATCCCAGGAGTCTCTGGCTTGCCGAGCTTGATCTTTACAGCTCCTGCGGGGTCTGGCTGAATGAGGACTCTGCTTGTCTTCTTGTTCCATTCCTTGTCTGTACCATCAGAATCAATGACCTGAACTGGCTCTTTGTCGTCCACAAACAATGGAAAGACATTCTTTTTGTAGTGTGGTAGTGGCATGATGCAAATATAATGTATTGTGTTTAGTACCAGTTGTTAGAGCCGAGGAACACAAAGCGCGTACCAATCCACATGTATGTGGCCCACTCCCCGTCCTCTATGACCGCACCGTCAAGTTTGTTTGAAGCAAGCGCCGCTGTATCGTCTTTAAACGGAGCGTTGTTTTTGGGGTCCTGGTATGAAAATAAAAGCCACAGAAACAAAGACGTTGAGCCACTCCACGCAGCGTCGCTGTTCTTCTTTCTCCCTATGCATATAATTGAGCCAGGAATAGGCGCCAAATCTTTTTTTTGTTCGTTGTTTATGTCGAGCCATAGGTCTACATAACTAATGTTATTAAGTTCCTGATAGGCGAAAATCGGGGATGCAAATTCTTGCCCATTGACTACAACAAGATCTGTTTCAGGGGCCTCTGTGTGGTCAATTAAATACTCCGTCTTGTTTTTTGAGAGAAAAAAAACTTGATTTAAGTAATTACCGTTGGTGTGTTCAGTAAATACGACATCTGGGTCTTCAGTTTCTCGGTAAATTATGGGCCCAGAAGAACGATATTTACCTCCTTCTTTCTTATCCTTAGCGATATATGTCTTACTTCCTCCGCTTTGACATACAGGAAATACGTTTTCTCTTGCCATATTATTGCATCATTTACAATCCTTTTGACGCAGCTCATCGACAAGCACCTGAAGCTGGTCTATGTCTCTTTCTAGGTGATTCAACCTAAGGTTCTGCTCAGCGTCATCAGGAAGACTACCCATTTCCCCCCTTGGCCACTTGATCCTGAACTCTGAGTTGAGTTCGATCTCTTGATTGTGGCGCATGGTTTCTATCTCAAGCTGAGACAGTGCAGACATCAGGGTAAAGTATAGCGTAACTGCAGCTCCAACTCCAACGACAATCTGTACGAGCCACTTAATGTTGATTCCAAGATCTGTATTGTCGTCAATCTTCATTCGTTTACATCTACAATTTCGCTACCAACGTGTCTATGAGAATGCTTCATAGTTGGGCCCAGCAGTGGGTGTTGTGATAAGCTACTATGGGCAGCGTGTACACAGTACGGACAGTTTTCTTCGTACACCTTGGATAATGTCTCCCGCATAGATTCCGTTTGGATTCTTACCTCAACTATATCCTTTTGGATCTCCAGCGTAGAGTTTAGAATCCAACCACAGACACCCAAAAGAAGGGTTCCAGCAAGTCCTGTAACAATCTTAGAGTCTATATTCATTGCATCTGATTCTTGGCCAGAAGAACCTTGATCTCCTGGATGTCCTTTATCATTTGCTTTACGTCAGCCTTAAACTCAGCGCTGTCGGCTTCTAGTGCATGCACCCTTGAGCTGAGCTTATTGTAGTCAGACTGAAATTTAATCCACCCCATTACCAAGGCCCCTGCCACTGTTAAAAATTCAAAATGAGTCAAGTTGTCTATCATGTCTCTATTATTGAGTAAGTCTTCCTGCGTATTTTTTTGCAAGCTCATTGGCATAGAGTCGTTTTACACTGAGCTTATCGCCCACGTTACCGCCCTGAACTTCGTAGTATTTACCGCGCGAGTCCGTACCAGACCCCACGATGATGTCGGAGTGAGATCCATACCCTTCCTCTTGACCAAACTCCCCCTTACCTTTGGCGTCTTTTTTAAACTGCTTATAGGTCTGAGGCCCGAGGGGATTGCCCTGACCATCCACCCTGCCTTTAAAAAGGATATCCCCTGGTTTGAAATCAGTCCTTTTAGATATCTTGTCCGACTCGTAGTTGCCCTCACCCTGAAATCCCCTTCTTATATAGTCAGAGTGTCTAGCGCTTTTTTGAAATGACGGGTCAAAGGCTGACGCGAGGTCACTTACCGTAGCAGCAGACCATGCATACTTAGATGCATTCTGACCTCCCTCAGGATTAAACCCAACAGAAGGAAAAAGCTCTTCCTCAATAAACGATGCAGCCTGCGGGTCAGCCTCTGTCATAAGGGTTGGATCTACCAAGCCCTCCTTAGCGAGCTGAGGATCAATGAATCTATTCTGCATATTGGCTGCTGCCGCCGAAAGGTTCCATTCTCTCTGCTCTCTTTCGGACTGAGGCTCCATGTTTGAATCCTCATTCCTGCGCTTCTTTCGGCGTGGCAACTTTGTATCGTCTGATATAATCCTCATTTTCTGGACTTCTCGATCGTCCTTCCTGCGAAGTATGCGCCGAAAGCGGTGAGCATCAAGATTTCAAGCAAAGATACGTACGAATCTTTCACGTTGAATGGCCATGAATCCATGCTGTCTGCAACCATTGTAGCCATGAACATAACCATAAGGCAGATAAGCGTCACTGGCCTGATGTACTTGGCCAGCTTTACATCGCTGCTCATATCGGCCTTCCACCTCTCCGTTACATTATTCTGGAACTGCACTTCAGCATCCACTATAGCCTTAGCCTCAGCAGGATCAACACCAGGCTCCTTATCCAGTAAATTCTTCACAACCCCGAGCGCACCTCTATCAGGAAGTAGATCGCCCACAGTATCTAGAATCTTCGGTGCCTTGTCTCTCAACCAGCCACCGAGCTTAGTATCTCTAATCTTAGTTTTCTTTTCTGACATCGTCGTACATTTTGTTGAACTTCATGATGAGGCCACGCTCCATATCCATAAGCTCTTGAATCCTAATCTGTCTTTCAGCGTAGTCCTTAATGTTTCTGGCGTTTTGCTTGGCCTTTCTGATAAGCTTCATCCGCTTATTTACCGCCTTCAACGCTTTGTCAAGAGTTCCTACGCCTTTGTATCTGTTCTCTCCAAGACGCCTCGCATCAGGGTCCTTCGCCTCTCTCATAAGCTGCTTGATCACCACTTCGCGCTCCTTGAACTTCTCCATATCGTAATACTTGGAGGGCTCGCCGTAAATCTTACGCAAGAGCGGGACATCATTGAACGAGACCTCAAGCTCATCATTCGTGGCTTTAACTACCGCGTCCCTAGCTGTGGATGCGGTCCTGCCCACAAATTGTCCTGCGCCACCAATAAAGTAGTCGAATACGTGCCAAAACTTGTCGGGGTTGATATCTACATCCCCTGGTACCTGAGCAGATCCACCCGTAGCATCGTTCATCCATGTAAAGAAGTCCTGTACGGCACGAGGTGATTTAAACGACATCTGCGACTCTGGCTTAGGAGCGCCGAATGGCAGCTGCTCTGCATACACTGGACCTCCGAAATACGACTCATTCGTAGCTACCTCAATGGCTGGCTTAAGTGCTGTAGGCACGACAGCCTTGGTGCCGTAGGTGAAAAGGTCTCTTGACTGCCCGTAGCTGATCGGGGAGAACGAGCTAAGGAACGAGTTGGCCAAGAACCATCCCGTCTCATCCCAAGACTTAGCCCCTGCCGCAAGATCCACCATCCCTGTACCCAGATTGGCAAACATGTTGAAACCATAAGGAAGCGGTATCTTGAAGTAGTTCTTCCCGTCAAACATAACGACGAGGTTTCTCTCTTTGACGTAGTCTGGAATCTTATCCCAGTACAGGGTGCCATCCTCGTCCTCGTCAGACATGGCTCTACCCACCTGGGCAAGCATCGCTGAGAATACAGTCAGTCCAGCCGCCATCTTCTGTGCGGTGTTAATTCTCTGATACCACTCACGGGATGACCCGTCGGGAGCCTTGGGCGGCTTGAGTGTGACAAGAGATCTACCGAGTCTTGAGGTACCCTGAACCGATGCGTTGAAGAATAGGTAGAGCTGGTTTGCAACTTGACCGTACTCACCGTGCTTGTTAAAGTTCACCGTGATGTTTTTCGCAAACTGTGCGGCCTTGGATCTGCTTATTCCGTTCTCTCTTGCGGCAATATATGACGACAGCCTAATCGCATTCTCAAATGCATCGTTGACCCCCTCCACCATGTCTACTGTGTTCTCCCTCACACCACCAAGCACTTCCTGCGCCCGAGACTTATCTGTTGTGGATCTTTCTAGATCTGCAGCTATCTCCTGGAGGTTCTTCTGATATCCCCATCCAGTCTGCCCGCCGTCCTCAACAAACTCCTGGTAGTACTTACCAATGATTGGATTCTCCTTAAACAGTTTGCCAAGTGAGTTGGGATTAGTCTCTTTGAACAAAGCCTTCATAGATGGCCCAACCATCCTTGCCATGTCGCCCATAACCTGTGCCCCAAGTATCTGACCGCCTTCAATCTCAGACTCAGCAGCTGCATTGAAAAGTGCAGACTGGATATCCCTTGAGAAGTTGGAGATTACAAATTCGGGGTTAAGCGTTGTAAATGAGCGTCTTAGCCAGTTGTTGAGAGGCGAAAGCACCTTGGCCAACCACACCGTCTTCGGGATGTTCATGTTCTTTAACGTCTCAGCGTGCTGAGGCTCAGTGAACTTGATGAACTCCTGCCTGCCACCAATTCTCACTGGCACAACAGACGGGTCTCCGAACTTAGCGTCCTCAACGATCTCCCAGATTGCTGGGTTTGGATTGTTTGTAATGAGGGTGTGAAGCGTTCCAAGCGCCTCGTTCTTTCTGGCCTGGATCTTTACGGCAGAGTTTTGCGCAATGATCTGAGCCACGAGGTTGTCCGCCTTGCTCTTTCTACCCGCAGCCCTCTTGGTCATAGGGCCTCGTACCTGCATACCAGCACCGCCTGTTGGGTAGGCGGTCTTATCACTGCTGAACTCGTCAGTAGCAATACCCGAAAGCGGTACGTAGTTCTCGAACAGGCTCTCCCACGCATCAACAGTCTCGGCTGTCTCCAGCCCAAACTCTACCATCGTGCTTCTAGTGTCCTGTTGAATCTCTCTTACGATCTTCAGGGCGCTGTCTAAGGCAGCCCTCTTGCCCTCAGAGATCCCGTCAAGGATTGCCGAGGCCTCTGCATTCGACATACCACTGCCGTTCTCAACACCGTCTCTTTCAAAGATGACGTCGTTCCTTTCCTTGGCGTGGAGAGCGTAGAGGTAATCGGTAAGCTCACCCACGTTGACCCCGTTGGCCTTTATGTTGTCTGTGAGCCTTTCGATCTTTTGATCAAGCTTCTTGAGGTCGCTCGCTGTCTTGCCATACATGAGCTCCTCGGCCATCTTGAAGTCCTCGTCCTCTCTCACGGCTTTGCCCAAGAATGTCTCTACATCCTCCTGCAAGCCCATGATGTCGCTGTACTTATCCTGCAGCCTGCGAATCCACTTGGCTTTAAATCTACCAAATCTGGTCTGATCTCTCTGCTGGAACTGACCGTCAGGTCTTCCTGGAGTCGGTGCATCCTCAGCCCTAGACTCAAAGACACTTCCCTCTCTAGACTCCATAGCATTCATAGCAATGTCCGTCGTGGCGGATGGTCTCTGAACTGCTGACTTGCTACCCATGTAGATGTCCTCCTCCATCGCCCCTACGTCTCCGTAGTTGATATTGACGACACCCTTGAACACATTCTTGGCGGCCTGATTGGACACCTTCTCCCTGACCTTGGCCTCGAAGTCTTTCATTGGCCCCTCGGCATCTCTTGTAGCCGCAGCCACAGCTGAACTCAAGCGGCGACGGCGTGCTGGCACGCGAGTCTTCTCACCAGTCTCTGGATCTGTAACCTCCCTTGTACCCATGGCCATGGAGTAGTCTGGCATGATATCCTCAAGTCTGTACTGCCTCTCGGCAAGACGGTGGCCCTCAAACTGATTGTCAAATCCAGGCTCAACCACAATCGCACCAGCGAACGGATCTCCTGGAACCTCAACAATATCAAAGCCCTTGACCTGGCCATCCTCAATCTTGTATGGCACCTTTACAAACGCCACCGCAGTGCCGAGATCCGCGTCTTTAAACAGCGGGTCAATGACCTTGTCCATCACGTCCTTCATGGGTGTGATGCGCTGGGTAAACCTTCCAGACGAGAAGTTGCGCTCTTGGAATGTGAATGGAGCCGATGCGTCCTCAAGCATATCAAGGACAAAAGCAGCCTGCTCTGCTGTTGTGATGTTTGCAGAGGCGGTGATTGGTTGGCCGTTATCGCTGAACTCGATGTCGATGGCGCTTGACACATCGTTTCTACCCTCCTCGATCGCCTTCTGCTGAATACGATTGATCATGGGGGCCTTGTACTTTTTCGTGATGCTGTTTACGGCAGTGTTTGTCTTGCCGATAAGTTCGTCCCCGTCAAACTTCTGCCTAAACTTTTTGATTAGATAGGAGTATACGTCTGGGTTCCCAGTGGTAGACGCTTCACCGTTGAGGCTAAATCCAATGGCAATGTACCCAAGGGGGTTTGATGACTTGGAGTCTGCCATAGCGAGCCTCTTCAGGCCGTTGTACTCCTGCTTTGCCATGTCCATATTTCTATGGGCCGTGATGAGCCTAGCATCTCCCTCCTTGTACGGGACGCGCTTATTGAAGATGTACTGTATGCCTGAAGCGATTCGGTGGTTGAGATCCTCAATGACCGTAGGCACGGTTCTGTCAAATCCAAAGAATCGTATCTGAGCACCGCTGATTGACTCGATGTTATCTGTCGGGAGACCCTTTCTCTTAGCCTCCTCCATGTTCAGTGAGTCAAACGCCCCGCCAGCTCTAGCCTCAAGACTACCTTCGCTTTCGGGCAGAAGCTTCTTGGCCTCGGCCATTCCAGCATCATAATCATCGACCCTCTTGCCGCCACCCACTTCGCCATCACCCTTCACAAAGAAGACCAAATCTGGCTGATTCTTAAGCGGTGAGTCTGGGGCATCCCATCCCTCTGGGGCGTAATCAGGCACAAACTCTATTCTTGCTACTGGCTTATACCCATTCTTTACGTAGATAGACTCCAGCTCTGTGCCATAAGCGTCGAAGTACTTTCCTCCAAACTTATCACGCACATCTTGCATAACCTTTGCCACCCCTCTCTGCTTGGAGTCTGGGGACTTAAACAGCCCGCCCATATAGCCGTCTCCCTGCACGTACGATCCAGCCATTCCGTCATCAGAGATAAACAAACGACCGCCTCCATCAAGGATTTCTTGAGCCTGCTGCTCATTGACCCTGCTTACCTGAAGGAACTTCTTGTCGCCCTCTCTCTCTGCAGCTTCAAAGGCCTTAGCCATGGCGTCAGCATATTCAGATGCTGTAGCTTCTTTGACTCCATCTGGGAGGTCAAAGGCTCCGCCTTCTCTGGACTCTAAGGCGCCAGTGTTGAGGATCTTATCTGTCTGATCCTTAGTTAGTTGGACGTACTTCAAATCCACTCCCTCCTTGATTGCCTTCTCGACCCTGTGATTTCCGTCGATCATCAGGAGGCCCTGATCTCTGTATGGGGCAAGTATAATAGGTCTCGACAAATCAGCGGCGTCGACAAATTCAGGATTAAAGCGGACGAATGGCATCCTGAGGTTTTTCAGATTTTCATTCGGCATCGTCTTAACCTCATTGTTAGATGACAGGCGCTGAGCCTCAGCAATGTCGTACGTATCTCTTCCGAACGTAAACGTTTCAGGATCAAACGCACCACCCTCTCTGGACTCAAGCTGGACACTGCCGTCTCCGAGAGACTCTCCTGGCTCTACATCATCGGAGTTTTTGAATGCCCTTCTTCTGGCCTGATCCCTTCTTTCGATCGCCTCTGTGTTCAGCCTAACCTGACGCTGAACCCAAGTCTCTGGCCCCGAGATATACTTAGGCTTACCAGTCTCTTTGTCGATTGCAATCTTAGGCGGATTGATCATTTTCTTGACGCCATCCTTGACGTAGTACATACGTCTAATGTTGTCATCCGTCTGATTCCTGGTCATATAGTTGTACCAGTTCCTGAAGTGGTAGTAGTCCTTTACCTTGAAGGACTTCTTTCTAGGCACCTGATTAACCACACCGCCGCTCAGTGGAGGAACGGACTCGTAGAACACCTCAGTGTCTCTCAAGTAATCAAAGGCGCCACCGTCTCTCGACTCAAACGGCTCTGGGCGTCCAAGAGTGCTTTCGAAGTTATCTACCGCTTTAGCGCTCTCTCTCCTGCGCTTAGCCTCCTGCTCCCTCCTGTGCCTCTTAATGGCGTCCTGTGGTGACTCACCAGTCCTAGCCAAAATCTTTTCTTTGGCCTTCTTCTTGGCGTTCTTCCTCTTTCTGGGGGTGGAGTTCTCGATGTTGGTCTGAGCTGTGTAGTCAGACTCGTCCATAGTAACGTCAGTCTCCACGCCTTCAGTGGCAAGCTTGAACCTCTCTGCAAAGCTGTAGAAGTCTACGCCAGAGTCAGGGGAAATAAAGTTGCCTCTGAACCCAGCTTTAGTCATAGCCCTGTTTACGATAGCCTTGAGCTGATCAACCCTAGTTCTTCCTCGCCCACGTCTCGACGCAGCGTTGAACTTACTGGGGTTGGTGGCGTACTCCCTGAGTGCCTCTAGTATTGTCTCCTCCCTTCGGCGAGCATTGTCGTAGTCTGGATAAAGATCCTCCGTCTTAAGAACTGCCAATGCAAATGGATTCTCCTTTGCAAGCTGCTGGAGATTCTCATCCTCTCTAAAGTTCTTAGGAAGGACAATCATGCCAGTCTTGGGGTCCTTTCTTCCGAACGCACCACCGCCCATGCCAGCCTCAAACAAGATGTTATCGTAAACCTTCTGAGAGAACTTAGAGTCAGACTTAAGGATGGATCTGAATGCAGCATGACCAAACTCTTCAATCACATCCTTTACTCCGCTGTTGGGGTTGAGGTGAATTGTTTTCGTAGACGGATCGTATACCCCTCTCGTGTTCTTACCCGTCCCCGTAGCGTCCGAGAACGACTCTGCATCAAGGTGGGTCTGAAGGTGTACCCCCATAGAATCGAGAGGCTTACCAAACGCTCGCTTCATGCGGTCTATCTGAGCCACAACAGGAAGCGGTATTTGCCCTGGACCGTCTCCAATCCAGTCAGCATTTACGTCGGTGTCACCAACAAGGCCCATTCGAACAGACCTTGCTGGTCTATCGCCCTTGGTCTCTGTCTCCGCCTGAGCAGTACCGATTCTTCTATCGACCTCTGATTCAGCCTCCGCCTCGGTCATTCCCTCAGCCATCAAAAGCTTCTTGGCCTTTGTGCGCATTGACTTTGCAGTCCTAGCGTGTCTAGTTGAGTTCTCGGGATCTGAGGCAGCCCTTTCCACGGCACGCCTGTGAGACGCAACATGCCCGTCAACTTTTTCATCAATCGCCTCTGTGATATCTGAAGCCTCTTGATCCTGCTCCTCTGGCATAGCGGCGTGCTCCTGCTCGGTAGCCGTGTCTACATCTCTTTCGTTTGAAGCAACATCATTCCCTTCAGCGTCTGGAAGAGGAGGTGCTGGTGCCATAGAAGCTCTAGACTCCGCCGCCTTTTCGATATCAACCTTCCTCTTGTACAGCCCTTCAAACCTCTCCTCCAGTCTTCTTTTGGTGTCTGGATTCTTCTCTCTTTTGATTTGATCTCGTGTAGTGGCAAGCTCCCTGTGGATTGCGTTGATCTGCTTCTTTTCGTTGTCTGTGAGCTTGTGATATTCAGCCTCGGACATACCCTCAAGTTGATTGAGATACCCCTCAAGCTCTCTACGCTTAGCCTTCATTCCGCCAAGAATAGAAGCGTCCGTCGTGAGCATCATATCTCTGTCAAGATTTCTAAGCTGCTCAACAACGTATGACCGAGTCTTTTTCACCTTGTGGTTGGCCATCATAGCTGATGAGGCCTGAAGTGTTGTAAGCGGTCCCGTACCAAGAAGACCAGCGAGACCAGCGTCCATAATGGCATTCCCATCAATACCCTTTGTCTTGCGCCCAGCCATCTTATCCTGAACGATTCTAACTGACTGATCCACAGCCTCAATAATCGCCTCTTCAAAAAACTCACCAGCGTTCTGCTTTGCCCCACCCAATGCAATCTGCCTCTTTGTAACTCCTTTCAGTGCATCCCTCATAGCCTGCTTCCAGTTCTTCTCTGCGGCGCCAGAAGCAAAATTTCTCAGGGCCGTTCCGCCCTTTGCAAGGCCAGCTTCAGCGCCCCTGAAGATAAACTGCATTGTTGCTTCGGCGACACCGACAGATGTGGCCAAGAACATCTTCTCATTCAGGGTTCTTGTAGGGTCATCGAATACCGAGTCGTATGTATCCCCCATAGAGCGTATACCAAACGTCGCAGCAGTAGATGCGCTAATACCATTACCAAGCAAAACCTTTCTCTTAAGCTGCCTCTTGACGCTCTCCTCCGTGGCCTCTTTAAGGCCCTCTTTGGCGACTTGCTTCATGGCCGTGCCTTCACCCATGGTGGCGACGGCAAAAGCAACGTCAGGGAACACGTCCTCAAAGGTGGATGCAGCCTTTCTTGCAACAAGGCCCCAACCCTTATCCTCCTCCCCGTTCCACGCTCCGACAATGCTCTCCCAAATTCCCGTGTTCAGCTCATCATCTGTGAACTCGTAGCTTCTTTTGTTTCTTTCTGTTGTGAGCTGTTGGTTGTAGTCAGAGACTCTTCGCGCCTTTTCGAAGTACTCATTCGCCTTATCTCTGTCCCCGATCTGATCGAATGCCAGACCAGCGATTTGATTTGGCATAACGTGGAGCATGTTGTTGGCGAAGTTGCCCGCCGCCACCGATCTGGCCACAAGCCAATCTGGTAGCATGTCCTCAAGCTCGTCGTACCTAGCCCTAGCCATACGCTGGCTAAACAGCATGTCCTGATACCTTTGAGTTGTCCGCTCCCCGTCCTCTCTGATTCTCATCGACTCAAGCATGGCCTGAGCCCTGTCTATCTCACTATCATTACTGTAGTTCCATGGCAGTCCAATCTCCTCGTTGATAGACTGAAGCTGCTGCATAGCCAGTGACGACTGCCTGTTGGATTCATCGTACAGGTCAAACAGTCCCTGACTGAGCTCCTGCTTAAGCTCCCCGTAGTCGCTAGACCTAGGGTCAGCAGTGATGTAGTTCTGAAAAAGCTCTTGAACGGCCTCGTTGTCAGCAGCCTCTACAGCCTCTCTAAGTTCTTGATTATCACCAGATTTCAACGCCTCAATAGCTGCATTAGATGCAGACATGTTCACGGCAAGATCAGCAAGCTGACCATTAGCCTGATACATATTGAGAAGATCTGGAGTGTCGTAATCCTCTGGTCTAGAGTTCTCGTACTTTAAGCTTTCAAACCCCTCCTGCTGTACAAGTTCGTTAACCTCTGCGTCTACGTCTCTAGGTTCCGCAGCTGGAAGTCCTAGATCAGCTCTGACCTCCGCGCCACCAGGCAAAGTGGAAGGGTCCGATGCTGAATCTTTTTTTTTTAAGAGTGCATCGAGGGACTGCTGCCTCTCGATCATGTGCTTCTCTGCATCGGCCTGTTCCTTCTTGAGCCTTTCATTTTCTGCAAGCACCTCTCTTCTTTGGTTCTCGTACTGAGCAAGCATAATACCTTGAGCCTGCTCCCTGGTGGCTTTTCCAGACGCACCAAGTATATCAACAATCTGGCCGTCAGAGTACCCCTTGCCTCTGTAGAAATCAATGCGGTCATCGTTAGTGAGCTCTCTTTGAGGTTGCTGCTGTACAGGCTGCTGCGGTTGCACTGGCTCTGGGACCGCTGCCTGTGGCGTTTCGCTCAGCTGCAATGGGTCCGTGTTGTCAAATTCGTTAACCATGTCTTAGTTTATTATCTGCCAGGCGGGACATCTCCACTGATGTCAAAGCCATACCCCGATGCAATTTTGTTGATCGCTTCAGTATAACCTCCGCCTTCACCATCGCTGCCCGTGGCGTAGCCCGCTTCCACCAGTTTACGAAGATAATCCATTTCAGATCCAGAATCAAGGGCCTCTCCATATCTTGGGTTCAACTCTATAAATGCTAGATAGGCCTTAAATCCCTCCTCTACGCTGGGGAATGAGAAGTAGTATGCATTCGGGTCTGCTGCCCCAGTTCTAGCCTCTGTTGAGTCCCGATAGGTCCTATCCGACTTTCTAGCGTCAATACCGCGCTCCTTGAACTTCTTAGCAACGCGCTCGTTGTACTTAATGCCAAAACCATTATTTGTGTCTTGAACGAGGTCAGATATGCCCTGCTCGCTCTCCTGAACAAATTGTGATGCGGCAACAACAGGGAATGGCGCGTTAAGCTTTTTGAACAAATCAACAGCATTAGAGAATGCCTGAGTCCTGACCTCTCTCTTAGCGTCTTTTCTTTCTTCTCTAGATCCAAAAGCAACGCCACCCTTTTCAATAGGTGTAGCCATAGTCACGCCCTGCTCTTCAATGAGACGGTCCTCTTCGGCCTCAAGCCTCTCCCTGAGCTCACCCTCAGCCTGTGCCTGTCTGGGAGATCCTGGCTCTGGTCTAACTGGGATGTTGTCTACTACGTCCCCACGACCCCTAGTTGGCTCAGGTGTAGCCACAGTTCCTGTGTCTGGCACTGACACTGCAGGCTGCTCTTCCTCTAGTCTCTGCCTCTCTCTTGCCGCCTCAAACCTTTGTCTATCAACATTTTCTTGAGTGGGACCGCCGCCTCGAATGAAATTCATCAGAGCGCTGCCTGTATTTGAAAGAGCGCTAACTGCCTCGTCATAGGCGCGTCTAAAGTTGCCTCCAGCATTGTCCCTTACGTCTGCAGCGAAGTCAGACACATTGGAAGCGATATTAGATACCGCCTCACCAGCCTGCCTTGCAGCAGCACTCTGCGGCTCAACAGCCATAGGCCTCATGCCCGTGACATATTCACCAGTGTTGGGATTCATTCTGCTTTCGTAGCTACCCACAACCTGACCGTCCATTACGACCTGATCGCCCCTGATATTAGCCCCCTCGGGGAGAGGGTAAAGACCGTACTCTCTAGGCTGCACGTTATTGTAGTACTGCTCTAGAACCTGAGGTTCGACCCCCTCGGTATCAGACTCGAACGCAGAGCGCTCTCTACGCTCAGGTCCAGCGGCCCTTTGGTCTCTCTGTGCAGCAGCATTCGTGAGAACATTTCTAGCCCTTTCTCTTGCTGAGTCTGGGGCCTGCGGATCTCTTAATGTTTCTGTGGCAGCCACCACCTCTGGGCCGTAGTTGTCACCAGACTGCATCAATGGATCATTCATGGCTGCATTAGCCTGTGCCACAAGCTCTGCGTCCTCTTCTGGAATAGCTGCAAGAGGTGTAAGCGGTCTGCCATCTACACCCTCATCAAGGTTATCCTCTTCAAGCGGAATCTCCTCGATGTCAAGAGTCTCCTCCTGCCGAGGCTCTGGCGTAGGGGATGGAGTTTGTGGTGAATCCGCAGATTGAGCCTGCTGAGCCTCTAGCTCACGTCTAATGTTTTCGTCTGACTCAGAAAAACCTAAACTTATTTCTGTTGCAATTCTTTGCTGCTCGGATGGAGGGAGGTTCCTATATGCCTCAAGAGCCAATGGATCTGCCAGATCTGTATTACCCTTAGGAATCCTAAGTGTTTGATTTCTAGTTATTTCACCAGCCTCAACGCCAACCCCTCTAAGCTCATCGTCAATCTCCTCTGCCTCCGTATAGGTAATCGGTATAAGGATATCCCCGTTTGTTTGGTCGAACCCTACCCCGTTAATTGTGTAGCTATTTGATGTGCCTGGAAGGTTCTCGCCTCCAGCAACCTCAACCGTCTCTCTAAGTCTATCGACCTCCACCATATACGGCGCATCAGCTACAGATCCGCCACGACCCTGAACCTCAAACTTACCCTCAAATGGGCTAGATACGGTTGGCGCGTTGTACGTAAGGTCAGCAAGCACGGACGCAGCTTGAGTCTGAATGTCTGACAATAGCTCCTGATTAGATAATGGGCTGTTTATAAATGCCTCGACCTCTTCTGGCTTGAACTCATTGCCGTTCTTTTGAAGCTCCCTAATGATAGACTCACGAAACTCCATGTCGGTATTTGTGCTACTCATGTAGTCACCTAGAACCTTATTGACCACAAACTCGTGTCTTTTGACAGGGTCCGTTATGCCCTGCTGCTTCATCTCCTCAAGTGTTGAGGGCCTTGTTGCAAGCGTGTTCATCCTCTGCTGAAGCTTAGGATCTTGAACCACATCTACAAGGGCTGGGATAGGCTCCGTTACGGTGTCATTCTCAAAGGCTGATGGGTTGGCATACCGCTGCATATTAAATATACTTGTGGGCTCACCTGTAGGCTGCCCGTCATCGCCGATATTGTACCCAAGAGGGTCTCCATTTGCGTCGTACTCACCAGTCCACTGAAAGTAATTGTTGTGCTTTTGCACTCTAGCCTTGTATCCGTCAGGTGAGTTGTTGGCATATACCGCCTCCCCGCTAGGGTCCCCGTATGGATTGATCCTCTCTCTATCCTCTGCAATCTCAAATGCCCCCTTCTTGTAGGTGGCCTGTGCCTCTGCTACATCTCCCATGTTGTGGGCCGACATCTTGTTAAACATCGTGGTAAGGCCAGAGATCTTATTTGCAGCCTCAAGAGCGCTGTAATCTTGACCTTCGTATGACCCAGCACCGTTCATATACGACTGTGCGTCCCTGATGCGGTCTTCGTAGATCTCGCGCATCGGTCCCTCAGGCACCTTTGCAGCATTAAATCCAGAGAGCGTATTTACGTTCTGGATCTTGGTTCTATCCTCAGCGTCCTGACGCTGTCTAGCGTATGTCAGTGCCTGCCTCTTCTGCGCTACCTGTGATGCCTGGGCTTTGTAGAACTGGCTCCTTGGGTCAAATCCGTTTGCCATTATACTTGGAATCTTTCTTCTGTGGCGATCTCATCCATGAAGATCTCAAACAGAGCGTTCTTATCTCCTGCCTTTGCAGCAGCCATGAGCTCCTCGAAGATGTAGTCTGGGATAATTGCCTCGCTACCAGTCACATGCATCTCATCCCCGTCCCCATCAAGGGCAGGCGAACCGTCCTCATGTGAGATGATAAGATTCAGCACATCGTGATCGTGCGGCCCTGGAGTGATTCCCCCGTGCTTGTATCCTCTCTCTGCAAGCTTTGCTCCACGAGTAGTTTCTTTTTTGTCAGCAGCAGCCTGCGGGTTAATCAACCCCTCAAGGTTTGAAAACTGCGTGCCAAACGCAAACATTGCATCTGTGTTGGCCTTTTCTTGACCAAGAATGTCGAACTGATCCCTTGCGACCTCAGAGGCCTCAAGTTCACCAAACGCAGCATCGGTCGCCTGCTTCTGCATCATGTCTCTCTGATTCTGCAAAGCATCCATCTGGCCCAGCTGACTAATCAAAGCGCTTGTTCTGTTGTCCCTATTCTCAGACAGGACATTGTTTGCCTCCGCAGGAGACATGCCAGACTCTATGAGTGTGGCGAGCGTAGACGCATCCTCCTCATCAGACTTTTCAATCTTTCGTTGTGTCTCGTTAAGGCCCATTCTGCTAATCTCTGGCATAACAGCGGCCCTTTCAAGTATTTTTTGCTTGCTGTCTACATCAGTATCGAGCGCCTGGAGCTGGAGCTTTGGCATCTGCCTAAGCTTGTTCTCTCCTAAAAATCCAAGAGCACTGCTGGCATATCCCGCCGCTCCAGTCTTGCCTGCGCCTGGCTGAAACGCAGTATTGAGTGCATTCATAAATCCTGTTCCTTCGTTGAATGCCTTTGCCCTTGGCTGTGGGCGCGGATTGCTGCCTATTATCCTCATGATTGCAAAATTAGTGAATTATCTGCTATGATCGAGCTGAGTCGGTTCATAATCAAGGTTTACGATGTCTAGTTCAAAATTCGACCCTGGGAATGTAAGGGTTACATCGGCGTAGTTGCCTCTAGCCGCCTCCCCGTTTACATTCTCTGGGGTTACAGCATAAACGATTATAGGGTCTGCAGAGGATATAACAGCGTTTGTTGCAGACACAAAGGCAGGGACACCAGCACCACCTCTTATATCGCTTCTGAGAATCGACCCAAATGCTGTTAAAAATATCAGGAGGTCGCCCGTCGCAACCGCCCCGTCTTGGTTGAGGTCTGCAGGACCGCTTTCATTGCTGCCAAAACTTTGCAAAAAGATAAGCAGGTCATTTGTTGCAACCGCGCCGTCGCCGTTGAGGTCGGCAGTGGGTTCAGCGTTTTCGACAAAAGCAGTCGCACTACCCGTGCATACTATTTGTTCACCTGAGTTGCTATAACCATCAGGAACCTGGATATTAGCGGTATAATCTGCAGTTCCCACTTGATAGATGTCGGGGGATATCGAGCCAATTACAGTGCCCTCATCAATGTTGTACTCTGCCGTGGTGCCTGCAATTCCATTCGGTGTAACACGGAAGAATGCATCGGTGCAAGTAAATGTTGGGAGTGCACCCGTATCCCCGCCACCATCTGTGCCGCCACCACCATCTGTGCCGCCATTGTCTCCTGAGTCGTCGGGATCATCCACCTGCTCATTTCCAACACCGTTGGCGGTGCATGAGAGCGGATCACCTGTATTTGTGTATCCGCCTGGAACGTTAAAGTTTATAGTGTAGGAGGCGGTGCCTTCGGCATACTCTGGGGGGACGATAGACACAATATTTGCACCTGTTGCTGTGGCAGTGACAGTCTGACCAACCGTGCCGTCAGCTATTGAGATAGAGATGTCGGCGCAGGTGAACTCTGTCTCAGTATTTGGATCGTCTCCGCCACCTCCAGGCTCTTCATCACCACTAATAGGTCCGTTGTAGCAAACAAAAAGGCCCTCTTTGGTGGGCTGAAAATCAATGGAGTATGGAAAACTTGGGTCAAAAGTAAACCCTTCGCCCCCATCATTGCTCGGAGTGTAGCTCCTCTTTTTAAAGTTACCAGTAGCCTTATTTTTTGCAAAAGCACATAGCCCGATGTCGCTCTGAAATAGCGCCTCTACAGAGTCGTATGGGGTGCCATAGATCGTAGACGGATCAAAATCGTCAGACGCGGCGAATATGTATTTAGCACTTCCAGATGAGTCCTTGTACCCAGGGAAAAAGTCTATCTCCATAAACAGGTATTTAGAGCTTTCTGGGTCGAGCGCGTCTGGGTCTGATAACAGCAACGAGCTGTTGGCCATGTAAGCCTTATCCAACCCGTAGGGCAAAATGGCGGCCAATCCATTCGGCCCATCACCATCTGCAGCCAAAACCCTGGATATAGAGTCGTTATTAAGCCACTCGGACTGAGTCCTTCCAGTGTCCGACCACATAGCCCCAAGCGCAGATGTAGACTCAGGGAAGAAGGCCTGATGAACTCTTCTTACCACACCCACAGGCACGATGTTAGCTCTCCCGCTATTTGGCGACCTAGCTATATTGGCATGAAGATGAGCCCCTTTCTCCTTCCATCCCCTTACACTAGAAACCCTAGACTGACCTGGATCTGTAGAGTCGTTCGACTTAAATGTGCCTAGAAAGTTTTTATCGTTAAACGACCCCTCAAGAGATAGGTTCTTGTAAATCTTGTTTTGGCTTGGGTCGTTGTTAAATGTAAACTTAACACTCGATGACGTCTTGTTTCCGTAGTATGTGTTTTTTTCCGCCGTGGCCTTCGGGCCGTGGATGTACATTGCATCAGATCCCTGAGGGTGAGACGTAAACATATCCCTGTCTAGCCTAGAGTAGTTCCTAGGGGAGAACGAGTACCTGGTAGACCAGTACTTCTGAGAGTTTTTAAATGCAAAAGTCTTCATCTTTTCGTGTTAGTCGTCCTGTGGCTGATTACCGCTTACGTTAGGATTGTAGTCAAAGTCTGGGTTTAGATCCCCCACGCTATAGTCTGTAGATGGATAGTCGCCATTGTAGCATGGAGGAATACCCGTACCACCACCCAGAGGAAGCACAAAATCTTCAGTTCTAAGAGAGTCATCAGCGTTACCCGTGTTGTCCATAGCCCCGCTTGCGTTCGTTGGATAGTTACCCTGGCACTTGTATTGACAGCAGTCAATCCAGTAGTAGTAATCAATCGGAGCAGTCGGCGGCGGGTTGTAGGTGTCGTCACATGGTACATTCTCAGTGTAGTAAGTCCCAACAAACTGCGTCGCATCTGACACGCAGTTGGTCTGATACTGCTGGTAGTGCATGCTCACAAGGTCTCTAAGCTCCTGTAGGGCGGCCTGACTTGTGGCGAACAGAGAGCCGACAGGCATGCCCGCTGGGTTGCTAGCGTCCTGCGTAAATGTATAATCTGCGTTAGGGAATGAACCAAGCTCACTCGTTATAAAGCTACCCAATCCATAGGTATCATCATTTGGATTGACATTAGTATAGCCCATAAGCGGACTCACAGGGTTGTCCGCGCAAGGGAACGTATGGAACACGGGAGTATCTAAACATGGGTTCCCACATTCAAGACACTCAAATGGAGTGTAGCATTCACCAGGCTCACAACACTCAGATAGCCCGTCTGGGCAATTTCCGTTTTCATCTGTCGGGGTCCTAAATAAATCATTTCCAGGGCCGACGACGGATTGCCCGCAGGGGTTGTTAGCGTCCGCAAGAGGGTCGTAGTTCAGGGCAGGCACCACATTGTCGGTACATCCAATGTACACGCAACCCTCTGGAGCCCCGTTAAAGGTAGAAAGATCGTCACCTCCGCTAAGTGTGACGTGGTTGGCCTGGTGCCATGATGCCTGCCAGATAGGTACGTCTTCATTGACGTCTCTCCAGTAAGTGTCCATCCACTCAACGTCTGGAGATTGAGCCCAAATTTCTTCAATACTGCCTGTATACGCTGGATCTCCAGAGTTGCTGTAGTAATCCTGCATCTCTGCAGCAGATGGACCTTCAGTGTACGCCGCGACAGCGAATCTATATGCCACACTGTCAAATGTGTCATTTGAAAAGTTCCACGATGTAGACGGCTGACCAGCAAGAGACGCTGGTGGCTGAACGGCCAAGCCTGCAGTCCACATAAAGTCAAGGCCTAAGTTGTTTATAACCCCAGTGGCAAACAGCTGCTGAGCATTATTTGGGAAATACTCATTTGGAATATCTGGCACAGTAAACGTTGAGTTACTTAGCAGACCAAGGAACTCATTTACGTCGCTGTAATTAACCTTGCCGTCAGGCAACAAAGAGAATGCGTCAAAGATGCACGGGTTAAAGTATCTGCAGGCACAATCAAACGGATTGTTATAATACTCTTTTCCCACCAAGGTGGTCGAGCCAGAATCACATAATATAACCTCAACCCCCAACTGCGGAGATTGCGTGTAGTTAAGAGATATGGGGTCAGTACAACCTAAAACGAAGCAGTTCCCATCATCCTCAAGAGCAAAAGGGTTGAAGTTAGGAGAGGCAATGTATGTGCAACCTGAGATAACTTCATCTACACCCCCAAACACATCATCATTTGTGTCCTCAGCCACAGGGCCTATGACTCCCTGGGTCTCAACAGGTCCCGAAGGGGCTGTAAACGACTCCTTTCTAATGGTGATAAGGAACTCGTCATTTACTGGGTCATAACCCGTTGGTACGTAAACTCTTTCGTTAGCGCCAGCAGAGCTATTTACATATCTAAACGTCTTGTAGAACTCTGACTTAAGACCGATAGATGAGATGACCTCGATGCCGCCGCCAATAGAGAGGCGGTATACCTCGGCGGACTTGGGCGATGCAAAGTATATCGCGCCCCCAGCCCTGATTACCGACTCTGGGTTTTTGTCGCACCCGTAGTCGCCAGCGTAGAAGCTCTGAACACCGAGCGGCTCCTTGCTCTGTACGAGGCTATTTGACCCGTCGGCGGTGCTGAGAATAGATCTTTCAACTGGAATGGCACTGGTCTTTCTCTCTTGAATCATCACGATAGAATCGTAATTGTCCATCAAGTACCGAATTGGTCCGTGCTCAGAAGGGAAGTCCTTGAAGCTGTTCTCCTTAAATGAAGAGAAGCGAAGCTTGGACTTATCGTATACGTGCTTATCGGAGAACGCGATAGACCCCTTCTTTCTGCTTCTGCCGAACTCGTCGTCTATGATGTTTGGCTTACCTCTAGACAGTACATCATTCCCAGAGAAGGTGTCGTTAAACGCCTCTGTCTCAAGGAAATAGTTCTGGAACCTTGGGGTGCTGCCCACCTCGTTATCCTTATCGTATGTAATCAAGTTCCTAAACCTACCAAACGTCTCAGAGTCTGGATCGGTATCAAACTTAGGCACCGCCATAGGCACTCGCCTAAACCATACGTCCCCCTTCTCAAGAAGCACAGGGTTAGTCTTGTAGTATGGCCTACCAGAATCCATTACTGTGGCCCCGTCAGAGCCGCTTACAACATTCCCGTCAGAGATGCCGATGTCATACACCTGGCCAATCTCGTAGTACAGCCTCTGCTCTTCATCCGCAACCTCTTGAGATGGCGAGTATATCTCAACTACGCAGATACTGTTCCAGAAGTGCTTGTTCGACGATGGGTCATTCTCACCATTCTTTACATCGTCATACGAGAATCCAGCCGCAAAAGGGTTATTCTTGAGGACAAGGAACTGACCAGTCTTCGCGTCAGACATAACTGCGGAGTCAGAGGAGTCGGTGAACGTTCTGCGGAGAGGGTTGATCTCTGGGTTGCCTGAAAGATTTTCAACACCTACTATTTCAAACTCATAGTCTCTAGGGTACACCCTCCCAGTGATGTCTCCATTCTCATCAATCGGGTTTGACACAAAGTATGATATAACCCTGAGCTTATCGCCTGGGCTGTGGACATACATCTGCTTAGTGCCAGATGGAGATACAGCACCGAACGATTCGGTATACGACACATCCTTGTTTCCCTGCAGGTAGTTCAAAGACACATATATGTTTTGACTATCCTGCTCAGCCTCCCCCTCGTTGAAGGTGCCAACAAAGGCGCCCCCTGCAGAGTACTGAATAAAGTTTGAGTACGTGGAGTTGCCAGCATATACGATCTGATAATGACGGGCCCAGTCGGGGACCCTCTCCACCACGTCGTCAAGCTTGAGCTTGATAGACACCCTACCAGCCAATTCGTCACTGTCCCTTCCGTCATACCCCTCTACAAACAGGGAACTGCTCCCGTCTATCTTTATCGGATTGACGCGGCCAGCACGACCTCTCTCATCATAGAACACAATGCCAAAGGAATGATTGGCCTTAGTCTTAAAGGACCTGCCTCCAGACCGTATTTCGTCGGCAAGGACAGTACCACCACCTACATCAAGAATCTCAACGACGGGCTGATTGCGCACGACCTGATCCCTATAATCATCCCTCCAATCATGGTTTTGAAAGTTGTCCTCGTCAAGAATGTTTTGCCCCTGGTCCCCGAGCCCTAAATCAAGCGGCGAGGTATAGTACAGTGATTTCGTAAGAGGGTTGGGGAATATGCCGCCTGGCGCCCAGGTAAACCCGCCTGCATTGCTCAGGGACGTATAGTTGAACTGCCCAAGGAACGCCATCATGCTGTCCTGACCGAACTTATTGAAGTAGTTGCTAAATCTATCGTTATAAAAAATCAGTGTAGGGGCATCAAGATCAAATGGGGGCTTTGTCCCGTCCTTAATCTTAGAGGGGAGTACCGTGTCTCTAGGTCCTATGTACCCCGTAAACAGCATCATCCCATTGACAGTGCCCATGGCGCAGGACTTACCCGCGTCATATCTAAGCATGGCCTCGCCACCCGTGGGGTTTCCACCAATACCTCCCGCACCGTCAAGGATTGTAAATCCACTATTCCAGCGATCAGGGTTGTTGGTGGGCTGATTGACGCCGCCTGTGTTGTATATGTTTGCAGAGTTGTCTCCGATATATCCCAGACCGCTGTCAATCCACCCTACAATCCTTGCTCTTGTTTTATCGTACTTATTTTTTAGACCCAACAAACCATAATGGGCTCCTCCTTCACCAGTATACGCGCCAAGGTCCGTATTTTGAATGGCTGGGTAAAAACCATCACCTCCTACGCGAAGGCGCATATTGTGCCTAAAGTGCAAAAATCCAAGAAGCTCTGGGGAATCTACACCATCGCCAAACCCTCCAGTGCTCATCTCATCCCCTCCCACGCCAAGCTGGTTCTCGTGGACAAGCTTTTCGATATGACCCTGCTTTACTACAGCAGCGTTTCTAAGTACCCCGTTATTTGTGGTGTCAACGCTAAGATCTCCTGGGGCGCCCACGGCATCGCCAGCACTGACCCCTTCAATGTCCGCCGCCGTCGCTTCTGTGGCACTAGTAAAACCATTTGATATTCTCTTATAGTCGGAGTATAGCGGTGTAAACAAGAACTCTGGAATCGGCTTTCTCACCAGGTACTCCTTGGAGAAGCACCACCACGAGTCGATCACCATTGTCTGAAACTGCCACACAGTAACATCCCTCAGCCCCCAGTTGTCAGGGTCGCTAAATCTGCCAGAGTTAAATATGCCAGAGTTCCACCAATATACCGTGCCCTCAGGACCCCTTGGTTGGTTAGATTGACCTTGAGCAATCTCCTCCGCATTTCCTGGGTTAAAAATGGTTCCAAATCCACTTCCCGCCTCGGGAACATTCCTGAGCTTCATGCCCTTATCCTCCCACAGGTCAGCATCAACGAATGGGACACAGGTAAGAGTCTCTACATCGTTAAGAGACCTTAGGTCTAGCTGAAGGACCCCATACGTCGCTGTAGGGTCAATATCGTCGCGAGACGTAAGCCTAAAGGTGGGGGTGGCTCTATTCACTATAAAGTAGCCACACGGTGGCAAGTAGCGCAGGTCGGCAGGGTTCGCCCCCTCCTTTACGATATTGCCATTTCCGACAGCAACAATCAAATGCTTTCTATCGTCCCCCTTTGTGGTTACGTTGATCTTATTTGCGCCACCAGTTACGTCCTCTATTGTGCTATTGGCGTTGCCCCCGTCCAGTCCTTCGTCGATTGTGTAGGAGTAATCGTTCTTGATATCAAGGATCTCGAAGTACGGGGACACTCCATTTGAATCATAAAACGTACCATTAAACTGCACCTCTCTCGGGTACAGGGGGTCTCCGTTAGCGTCTACCGCATCCCTGTCCCACGTCATCGCCCTTGATATAAAGTCTCTAAGCAGCTTCTTGTAGTTACTTCCGCTTATGTTGGACTTCAACTTAATGCTTACGCTAAAAAGAAGCGGTCTTCCCCTAAGGATAAAAGGGTTAGCGGCTGATGTACCGTATCTGACAGGAACCTCAGAGTTAGATCCAGAGATGATTGTCGAGGTACTAAGAGTGCCGTCTTCATTTGGGTCTACATCGTGCTGAGACGCCACCGTCTTCCACTTGGGGTTAGAGGGGCCCAAAGTAACCCCATTATTGGCCCCCCAAATTGTATCAAGGCTATGGTTTGAGCTTAAGTTTGTTCTTGACCTACTTGACCCAAAAGTACCAGGCTCACCAGTTACGCCATCCACACCGTCTACCCCGTCGCTTGCAAGGTTGGGAGAGACCTGATAAGGCTGAATGGTCGTCGATGGGTTGCCTGGATTTTGAGTGTTGTTATCCTCAATGACGTTTGGGCTTAGGTTTCCAATATGTCTAGACCCGTGGAACGAGTTATTGGCGTTGTATATGTGCCAGTTCCTCTTAGGCCTTACGGTTATTGTAACGTCAACGGTAGAGTCGTCAGATAGCCCGATATTATCGGCTGGGAAGTTGTCTACGTCAAAATAGATCCCAGATCTCCTGTTGTTTACGCTAAGATCCTGATCCAGGAGGTCAATGGTTGGGCGGACAGTGATGTCAATGCTTTTAAAATCCTCTGGCCTAGAATTGTACGTAATTGTAGCAGACGCTGATACGTCCACGTTGTCGTAGCCTGTGACATAGTCCCCATACATAAGCCTATTTGACGCAACTGTCTGAGCGCCAGCAACTTGAGGTACGCTATCGAACGGCTTATTGGCTTCGTCCTTGGAGAATCCAGTCTTTACTCTATCGTTTCTAAATATGTACTGAAGGTCCGTATACAGCCCTCTGGGGTCCTGACCATCACTAGTTGTTACGAAGTCGTCAACTCCAGAAGGAATGGTTTCTACTACGCTAAATGCCCCCCTATTCCCCTCTCTGACAAGGATACGAATCTTCTCTACGTTACGGGGCAAGTACCTATTTATGATAGAGTTGGCTGAGGTCGCATCAGCAATAACACTACCAGTGAGATAGCCGTTGGCGTCGACACTGGCAGGGTCCTTGACAGAGCCTCTAGGGATCTTAATGACGCACTCATTCGTCTGGCTAAGATTCGCAGATGATTTAGCCCCCTGCTGTAGATAGGCTGGTGGTATGATAATATCTGAGTAGGTAGAAAGGGCAGACTCTTCACCTCCCTTGTAGATATACTGATATGCGAACTGATATCCAGAAATACCCTCAAAATTTGACGACCTACTGTTAGGATCATTCCTAAAAAAAGCCTTAGGGGGGTGTACTGGAGTCTTGGGGCACGCATGAATAAAGTCCTGCTGATCGAAGTGATCATCAGCGAAAGTGTTCGAAGACTGAACCCCTCCGTCACCAGGGGTCATGCGGTTCCTTACCTTATTGTAGGCAAGGAAAACATTTATGCTTCTCGGCTCGTTTACTCCATCGGTAAAATAGATGACGGGCTTAACCTTTTGGTTCTCATCGCCCTCATCCTGAATGACAACAACGTCCCCCTTCACGAAACCGTCAGATGGGAAGTTTAGAAGCGGTGACTTATACACCACCTTAATCATGTTGCTGTTACCTGAGACGTCGGGAAGGAATCCCTTTGGGTCGTAGGCGTAGATACCTTGCTCCTTAGGAACAGACGACCATACAAAATAGTAAATGACATCATTCTCGTCGTCCACTACATTACCCAGAACTTTCAGGGAGCTAGAACGCTCAAAGCTCTGCTCAGAAAACTGCTCAAAATACTGATTTACAGAGTTCCCGTATGCTGGCTTAAGAACACCAACATTACCTCCAGCGTTTCCGTCAGCATCAGATCCAGCGCCATCGTAATCAGAAGATACCTGCACATTCAGCGCATCGTACATCTCGTCTGCGCCCCGCACTCTTGAGTCTTTCGAAGAGTTGAGCTTCCTGGGTCTTTTCTTTTCAATCATTAGTACTTGGGTACTAGCTTAAAGTTTCTTCTAATTACATTCATGGCCTCAGTCTTCGAGAAGTTGCTGAGTCTAGCACGAGCCTTTCTTCGCTCGTTGTAATACTCCTGTCTAGCCCGCTGCTTTTCTCCAGCTGGGACAGAGCTCTTGCGCTCTACAATCTTATAGTATATGAAGGCCCTAAGAGCCTCCTCAGCGTATACGTGAACCACAGGGTCCGTAGACCTCGCCGAGTCAGAGATGTACTCTATAACGACCTCTGTTACGCCAGCCTCAGAGTCAATCTCAATTCTGTTCTGATCGTAGTTGATGCGGTATGTACCTCTAAGCTTTCCACCGCCTAACCCATACATTCTGCCAAGACTTCCTTGATACAGATAGTTCTCAAAGATGTACCAGTCGATATCTTCGTTATTGGCCTCTGAATTAGTAGCAGTCAGATCATCCTTTCTGTTTTGAAGTTTGTTGTCTGGTATGGGCCTTCTATTGCCTTTGCTCCGATGATCGTCAAGTCCAAGCTGTAGGCTTTGATTTACAATATCCCCGTCAGTGTTGTATGCCTGAGAGATGTTCAGGTTTTTGTTTTCGGCAAAGGCTCTAACAATACCGTTCTCATCCACGGTGCCGATCTTAATCACATCAACAAAATCATCTGGTAGGATAATTGTGTTATTGGACTGCAAAGTTCTTTTCAAAGACCTAACAGATGGCTGGACATCAAAGCCAAACTCTCTAATACCACGCAGGGCCATATTCCTTATGGCGTACTCTGTCGCAGATGAGGCGTAGTCGTCCTCGTCCATGGTGAGCATGTAGTCAGCAATAACCTCTCTCAATGAGATGTAATTGTGACCGTTGTTATGACCGTTTCTAGGTATAGCCATTACTGTGGTTTGTTTTGAAGAATTGGATCTCTCAATCTGATCCCGATATATGCAGCAATGGTCTCTACGAGCTCATTCTTATAGTGCTCGGGCAGATCGAAGTCTCTACAATTTATTGGATCTGGAGCGTTTGCTTTCTCTACATACCCAGGCTCACTGCTCCCATCCACGTCACCTGATGCATATTCACCATATCCCATTACGTATACCGATCTAGGCTGTCTGTAGTACGACATAGTGATGACCTCTGGCGACAGCTCCCCGTTTGTCGCGTCACTAGGGAACACCTCGATGTCCTTACCAATAAGTGCAACTGGAAAGTTTACACTTGGTCTAGATAGATTGCTCCTGAGGATGTTGTTTATATCGTCGTCGTTATAGACGAGCTCAACCAGGTTCTTGTATTGATTTGACAGGGATATAATCCTACCTAAATCCTTTGGTTTTTTAAATCTAGATGACCCAATTACCCCAGATGTGTTTGTGGTAGGCTGTGGGCCGTCAGAGGGGCTGTCATATCCGTATTGATTGCCCACTGAGTAAGACGCAAGACGCACCTTTTTAATGTATCTAGACAGGTCCTCTTTGATGAATTTGTTCGTAGAGAACTCTCTGCTTCCGTCTGTTTGGTTCAAGCGGACACCCTTGGCTGTAGCTACAGCAGAAAAGAATGAGTTGTAGATCTTTTTCTGGGCTAAGGACGCAAACGAATTGAACACTTCGGGTGTGACAAAACCCTTCTGATCCTTGTTGCAATAATCAACGAGGGTTCTGTATACGTCAATAACGCTTATCATAAGGCAAATATACGAAAAACAAAAAGCCGCCCCGAAGGGCGGCTATCTGTTAGGCAAGCTTCTCAAGCTGCTGCTCTAGCTCTGCTAAAACAGGCGCGCCCTTCTCGGTTAGGCAATATCGAACCATAACGTCCGTTGGGTTTTGTCCCGCTGGCACGCTCACTATCATTGACTTGCTATCGAACCAGAAACATCTGTCCTCCTTAAGGCCAATGATTTGATAATCCTTTGCCTGCTGAATAACAGATCTAGCCTGTACCTGTGGTGAATCAAACGACTCAATAAATTCCTGTGGCTTCTTTTTTGCAACATTCAACAGATTGTATCTAATTTCCGATGTCGGAACATTGATGTTAATCTTGAAGTAGAGAGCAATAGGTAGAAGTTCGTTAATATCCTTGTCTCTTACCATGCCGATGGCTTCAGAAGCCTTGAACTCTTTAACGAGCTCTGCCTCTGCATCGCGCTTCTTGTCTACGAGTTTGAAGATGTGGCCAGCGTTACCTACGTTAAATGGGTGCTTGTCAAGAAACTCCTTTAGGTTTGGCTTGTTTTTAGGGACAAAAAGGTGCCCCTCCCTAAAGACAACAGATTCCTTGATCGCGTTGTCACTCTGCTCATCCACATAAATAGATGGCTCATTAGGACAGTACCGCATCTCTCTTACGGTGTTGTTCTCTTCGTCAAACACCGTTACACCCTTTTGAGGAAGCATGTAAGCTACCCCACCGCCGCGCTGGATCTCGTACTCAGCAACAGTATTGAGGTTCTCTTTGCGCCTGATTACAGACTTCTTCTTTGGCTTAGGTGCCTCAGCGACTTCAGTCTGAATCTCTTCTGCCTGGACCTTTTTAGGTCTTCCAGGAGACCGTCTAGTTTGTTGTGCCATTGTAAAATGAATTAAGATTTGTATAGTGAAAATAGCTCCTTAGCGAGTTTGGCTGACTCGTTGGTGCCAATGTCTTCTGTTATAACGCCGAACCTAGCGAGGGTAGACTTGCTAAAGTGATCGACTATGATGTCCTCTGTAGTCCCTAGGCGCTCAATCTTGAGTTTTCCTGTAGTTGATTTCGCTGTGAATGACGGTAGTGCAGACTCATTGTCTCTAGATACGGCAGGAATTACGACCTCAACATCACCGTCTCTATTGTGAACGATCATGTTACCATCCTTATCTCTCCTTATGACAAACACATGACAGGGATTAAATGCATGGTTTACAAGGTGATCGTCAACAATTCTGCCGTCACCAGAGGCCTCTGCCACTGGTCCAGTTTGACCTGAATGCCTAAACGAAAACGTATTCTTATCTAAGAAGACCTTATTGGCTGCTCCGCTCTCTTTAAACTTACCTCCTGGCCCCAGGGTTTCGCCTGCGGCGTCCCCGTAAATGACATGGAAGTAGGGGCTATAAAGGGAGGCGGTATATTGCGTGCTGAAGACCACGTATAAAGTGTAGTCACGCTCAACCGAAAGAGTCGGTACAATTAGGTGATCTCCTTCTGCAAACTGAATGCCTTTTTGAGAAAGACCTCTATCATTTGACGCTGGATCTCTAACAACGGGTCCGCCGACGTTTGTGCTAATGTCATACGTAGCCCCACCAGACCCGCCGTTGTCCCATGCCTGTCCACCATGAGCAATTTCAGTCCCGTCAGAGTACGAAGCTAGACCCGCGTGATTGTAGTCTACGATGGGCTGGTTAGCCCCAAAGTCGATACCAGCGATTACACTGTCGCCCCCCTCTGTCTGCCTGACTGTATGTCCACTGATATTACCCGTCTGCATGTTTACGGGTCGCGTGCTAATAACAGGCGTGATGCTGTCTGCATCTTTTGTGTCAGCGAGCTTGAACGTGGACTTGCTAGACAGCACATCGAATCTCATAATGTTTCTCTGAGTCTCACCAGTGATAAACGCGGCTATGTCCTCAATGAACTGAGTCTCCTCCCCCACTGGGCAACCAATCGTTACGGCTGACTTTTTGATGGACTCTCCGTCTCGCAGATTCGCTTCCTGATACAGGGTGGCGTTGTTAAATACAATGAAAACCTTTCCCTTCTCCGCAGACATGTATGATACGCTCTCTGCTGGGACAGCAAAGACGCTCATCCCAACGCCTGTATCCGAGGATGTGATACTGGCCTCAGTAACCTCCTCCCTACGGAAAATAAAATACTTGTTCATTGTACTAAAGTACCGCAAATATAAGGAAAAAGAAAAAGGCCCCGAAGGGCCTTTCTCGTAGCTTAAAATTGTTAATCAGTATTAGGCAACAGTGAAAGCGCCAGTAGCGCCTGTGCCTTCTACAATGTTGGTCACTCTAACCAACCACTGATCATTCTTAGGGCAGTAGAACTGAATAACGCTACCAGCGCCCAAGAAGTTGGTGTCGGCTGCTGCCGCAGTGTAGACCAACTTAACTGACGTAGGAGCTTCAGCTGTTCCTGCAGTCTCCACTGTTTGAGCGGAAGCACCGTGCTCATGCAAAGGTCCAATCAACTGCTTGGCCAAAACCGCAGTAGACGTAGCTACAGCAGCGCCTCTAGCCTCGAAGTTAAAAGCATTAGCTTCGTCAATATCTCCAGTGATTTCGACAGCGCAGTAAGCACCATTAACAGCCTTAGGCAAGTACAAGGTGCCAGCAGCACCTCCGTCGTATGCACACGCAACGACTTCACCGTCCACCAAAGTAGCCGCAAGAATTGCTGCAGCATTACCCCCAGTTCCAGCGTCAGCTACGGCATCAGTAATTGCCGTTCCAGTTGTCAGATTTCCTACGAATCCTCCGCAGAAATCTAGATATCTAGAGTTCATTGTTGCGGCCTCCATTTTGGATGCCAACAATTCATCAAAATGTCCCATAATAATTTTTGTTTTTGTGTTTTAAAAAAGAGAAAGCAAAGGGGCTGGGGACTTTCCCCAACCCATTCGCGTTATGCAAAGACTCTGTATGTAAAAGACAACTCAAACTTACCTGCTGTAGTTACAGCGGTGCTTGATGTGAATTTTGCATAGATCTTAGTTTCGTCAGTTACAATTTCGGATGCGGTTTCTGCGTTTGCGTTACCCGTAGCAAGCCCGTTTGATCTAAACGTGCTTCCTGTTGAGTTTGTCAAGTCAAAAATCGTTCCCACTGGCAAAGTTGCGCCTCCATCGAGGATGTTGTCGCTTCCGCCTGCATCGGTAACAATGTTGTTTGGATCGTCACTTTCTGTTCCGATCTCACACATAATGTTTCCTGAAGCAATAAGGGGCGCTTCAATAACTCTCAAAAAGATCTTTTCAATGATGCTGTTTGCAGGTTGGATAAGGCCTACGATTGGACCCCCTCCTTCTACCAAAACTTCATCACTGATGATCCTGTTGGAGACCACAGCGTTTCCTGGTAATACTTTAGTAGTAGCCATAATAATCTTGGGTTTTAATAGTTAAACGATTGACTATTAGCCCTTGATCATTACGTGCTGGTTTGCAGCGCGGACGCAGAGAGCAATTTCTGATCTGTAGTGGAATACAGCCTGGTCCGTACCAGCATCGCCGTTGTTGGTGTGACCCAACACGCCTCCGCCAGTTACCCAGTGCTCCATCTCACGAGAGTAGCCGTTAGCCTCCTTGTAGTGCATAGAGAGGGCAGGCACAGAAGCACCGCTTCTAGCGTCATTCACCGTTCTCAATGGCACCATGCAGCCCTGCAGGAAGTTGTTTGTTGCGGCACCCAACATCGTTGGATCGTTCAACAATCTCCAGTCGTGCTTGTGGAAGGTGTAGCCACCGCGAGTAAAGCTCTTAAATCCGAGCTGAACAGCCATATCTGCGTTGTTCTGGAATGCACCGAACTGACCTGGCAAGCCAGCAGTCACCTGGGTGGCGATACCAGACGCCAACATGTCGTCGATAGCGAGGTCCTGCTTTCTGTTCACGTACATTGCGTACTCAGAAGGGGCGCCTTGCTTATCCAACTCCAGGATGATGTCGTCAAACTCAGAGAAGCTGTCGAGTGGGTTAGAAGAAGCGTTCTGAACGACGATACCTCTATCCTCGATAGCTGAGAAGTAGCCTTCAGAACCAGCCATGGCATTATCCAAAGCAGTTCCAGCGGTGCCGCCTCTCTTCTCACCGAAGAGCATCATCAATTCACGCTTGTCCTCAAAGCGAGCACGAGCCTCTCCCTCACCGTACATGAACCAGCGGTAGTCACCACCACCCAAGTTTACGTAACCGACGTTGGTAGCCTGAGATCCGTTGACCTCGTAGCGATCCTTGACGATCATATATGGGTTGGTGTAACGCTTGATTCCAGGATCAGTGAAACCAGTAGGCTGGTTCGTGCCCTGTGCGTAGATGTTACCGATGACCAACATGACGCAGTTGTTCGCGCCGTCAGTCAAATCAGCATCCACAATAGAAGTGTTGTCCATCTTCACCAAAACAGCGTTTGATGGAGAGCTCGTAGAGGTGGTTGCACCACCAGACTGTACGATAAAACGAACACCAGTTGAGGCCTCCATCACGACATCGTTCTTCTGAACGTTTGCAATGAAAGTAGCGTCAGTAACAGTTACAGAAGCACCAGTGCTGCCTGACGTAAAGTTGTCGGTCAGCGTGTATGCTCTGTGACGACGGCCTGCCTCCCACCAGTCGATCTGGTCAGAAGAGCCACCGCTGTTTACGGCGCCAGTGAGCTTCAAGAAGCCCGTCAAGCCTTGGTCGCCGTAGATTTGGATAAGCTCAGGCATGACGTCCTCGCGGGTCGCCTTGATGAGTTCATCAACAGTAGTGTAGCTGTCTGGAGTAAGCTTAAAGCCTCTAGACAGCAGAGTATTTTTCACAGTCTTATCACCTACTGAAGTAGTGCTGTAAGTACTGGGTTGTCCTGATTTCAAATCAGCCATAGTTTCTTAGTATTTAGATGTTACCAAACGAGAAACCGCTTCCGCCGCGCAGGATCTGTTTCACCTGAGCGCCGAGGGGGTTCTCTTGTTGTTGCATCCCTTGCGTATTAGGGGATGCGGTTGAAATGTTTGCGGCTGTCGAAACGACGTTGCGCTGACCATCGCTCATACCCTGGCGGTACGCCGAGGATACGATGCGATCAATGTTGTCACGCACAGCGAACATTGACGAAAGCTCATCGTGATTCCAGTTCCCATCGTTATCAACGAAGCGATCGAAAAAGGAATCGAGGTTAGCCTGCTTGTCCTTTAGCTCTGACAGATAGGATTGATCCAACGAGAACTGGAAGGTCTTGCCATCTGCGACATCAAACTCTAGAGCCTGCAGAGCATCCACCTCCTGGGACATGTTGTTAATCCAATCGTCATTGACAAATGACTCCTGGCCTTGGGACACATCGGGTGCCAAGTATTCCTCCCTGATGGTAGCAATGTCTTGACGGGCCTCCTGTGCCGCAATTTTAAGGTTGAGCTTGGCGATATTGATTTCTTCCTCTGTTGCGAGGGTGTCATCAAAACCGTACTTGCTCTTCATCAGCATGTTTACTTCTTGAGACGACAGATCTGGGTAGTCGGTAGCAAGCTTGACGCGAACAGCCGTAGAATCGTCCATATTTTGTGGATCGAGTGACTGATACGCAAACCAATCTTGAGGAGAACGCCCTGTCTCCTGTACAAACCGAGAGATCGCATCGACTCTTTCGTCGAGAACCTGCTGCTGCTCCTGAACCTGGTTAAACTCATCGAATGACGTCACCTGTCTACCGAGCTTTTCGCTTAAGTACATAAGGGTCATATCATCCAGCTGAGAATCATTAAATTCAGGCTGTGATGGTGCCTCAGGGTCAACGTATGCTGATTCCTGAAGCGGTTGTTCTTGACCTTGCGGCTCCTCCATTGGAGCTGGTGCTTGGTCAAATGATTGTTCTTCTTGTTGTTGTGGGGCCTCAGCCTCAATCATGGCCTCGGGGGTGTCAAACACCTCGAAGCCAGCAGTTGTGTTTTCCTGCTCTTCCATTATATTAAATTGTTTTTATTGATTACTTAGCTGGGCCGACGTAAGCGATGACAGATCCGCCAGCAAGGTCAAACTTGGTCCACCTCCCAAAGATTGTTAGACCAGCTGGAAAGCTATCTGTATTGATAACCAAGTCTCCAATACCTCTGCTGTGGGTATTGTCTGTACCTGTGCTACCAAAGTATTTTGTATCGTCCTCTGATACGAGCTCATCAAACGTAGTTGCAGCGAGGCACGTGATTGCCACGAAGACCATGCCGTTTGGAGGCAGGCAGTCAACGTCGCCAGTAGCGTTTACAAACATGCTTCCATGTTGTCCTAATGCCATCTGAGAGGCCATCCCCTGATTTGCTAATGTTGCCATGTCTTATTTATTATGAACCTCCGTATGGGTTGTCTGAATCATCATTACCGAACACACCGTATTCAACCAAGCTGTTTACCTTCGTCGCGTACACCTCATACTTCTTGTCGGGTGATACTGGGATAAATGCAAACTCACCTCCACCGATCTTGGCTACGAGACCAGTGTCAGTGTCGTTGTGAATGTAGATGTAGTTCTCAAGCTCACTCTCCATGTTCTTGATGTACAGGTAAGCTCTTTCTGTACATTGATTTGCGATGTAGATCGCCAAATCGTTTGTATCAGCTGCGGTACCCTTGACCTTGGCTCTGATTAAGTTACCAGAGTCAACAACAAGGCCTGCATCCACCCCCAAACTTAGTGGAGATGAAAGCACGTCCGAGCTGGACAAAGCCAAGCTGACTCTAACTAACGCCATTACGCTTCGTAAATAACGAGGTGCTCGACGGTCATGTTAACAGCAGACGTATCAATGTCGATGTCAGCGTTGTCGCCTGTGGTGTCAGCCGCCCATGGGATAAACAAGAAGTCACCAGCGTACAGACGGCCAACCTCAGTTGCTCCAATCTTCACGGTGATAAATTCAGAGGCAGTAGTAGAGATGTTCTTAATGTACACCTTGTGAGCCTTGTCATCTGTGTAATCTGCAGCAAGAATCAGAGCGGTGTTCGTCTGAGCAGATGCAAAGAATTTACGAGCGACACCAGTCGTTTGGTCGAGACCAGTGGTTGTTCCAGCCTTGTTGATGTTTGTCGTAGACGAGAGCGAAAGAGCATCGCCAGTCAAATCACCGCTGGAAATGCTGAGAGTTACAGTAGTTGTAGCCATTTTGATTTGTTAGTTTGTGCAAATATAGGTATTATTTAGACTTCACTAATCGCATGCCTGGGGTAGCCTTCTTCCTGCCCTTCCAGGAGATTCGCTTAGAGCTTGTCTTCTTAGATGCAGCGCTATTGCACTGAGCCACAGTAGGTCTGCATGCAGGATATCCAGTGCCCCTGCTTTTACTAGACTTCTTTCTGCCGCATGGCACAAACTTACCCGCTCGCTTTGACGCCTTGCAATCAGCCCAGCCCCTGCCTTGGTTTCTACCAAACCATTTTCTGAGACCTTCTTTAGCCATTACTTCTTGGACTTATTACCCCAGTTTGCAGCCCCCACCTTTCTGCAGCGCACAAGAGCACCTGAGGCGTAAGCTGATGGCCACACACTGTATCTAGATCTGACTTTGTGGTAGCAGGCATCCTTTTTTCCAGACTTCTTGGACTTACCGCCTTTTTTATAGACCTTCATGATTTTACATGATCTGCCATCTTGAACTTAGCCTTAGCTATAGCTCCAGGATGCGGTTTATAATCACCCTTCATTAGGTAGTACCTACCACCCTCCTCCATCCAGTGAAATCCAGATGGTGGATCAATCTCCTTGGTCTTGTTCGTGACCGTAAAGTTTCCCTTCTTTTTGCCTTTTACAGTTTTCATCAGCAGCGACATTTCCACTTACGCAACGCTTTGTTGATGCGTGAGTTCGGGTTTTTTGCGGTCTTAGCACTAGTTAGCCTCTTCTTCATGCCACACATACGTGAGCAGAAAGACTTGCGTCTTTTAGCGGCCTTACTGCCTTTTTTAACTTTGCCAGTAACGGCAGTCTTAAGCTTACTGCCAGGGTTTGCAGACCTATACCTTCTAACGCCCTTTGCCGTCAACCCACCAGATGGAGACTTGTCTCCGCTCTTGACAGAAAACTTCTTGGGCATTTTTCCTTTTCTCCCCTTTTTGTTTTCTTTGACGAGCTGCATTAAGGTCTAGTTATGATGTAAGTCGTTGGCTTGCTTTCCGTTAGCAAATATAAAGAAGCAGGGCTTACAGTAATTTGATAGAACGTAGGCCTATTTACAGTTACACTAGACATTATCTTGTGGCTGGAGATGTACGGTCTGGATTCACAATGAAATTACCCTTGAGAATTGTTGTGTCAACACCGCTAGAGTCTCCAGTAGTGCTCATCTGCATTTCATAGAGATATCCTCCCGCTGGAAAGCTAGACATAACAAGAGACGATATAGATATGTTAAACTTACCCTTATTGTCTGTCTGATCCGCATTCTTAGTTACCAAGACGTTCCCAGAGCTAATTCTTTGCCTTTCAAAGGACTTCGCATCCGTAGTAGAAATCATAATTGATGAGCCCTTGAAGATCTGAAAATAGAACTCGTAATTTGTTATGTCGATAGCGCTACCAGCAGAGTCCTTAAGGGTAAGATCCATTGAAAAGGTGTCCCCCTTCACGCACGTAATATCCAGTGTTTGAGATACGTCGAAATTAACTTGAGACATTATAGGCTGTTTTCAATGTTTTCATCCATGCTGTCAAAACGACCGCCTTCGCCTTGACGCTGCGCGATAAGTTTACTAGTAAGCGAGGCCTGCTGATCAACACGAGATTCTTTACCTTCTTCCTTCATGGTCTCTAGCTTCTCTCTAAACTCTTGGTCCTCGGTCCTAAACCCAAGAGTTGCCTGGGCTCTAATCATTTCGATCTCCCTTCTGTGCTCGTGCTTAACTTTCTCTAGTTCCATCTCAGCCTGTGTCTTAGCCTGAATCTTTTGCATCTCAAGCTGCGCCTCTATCTGAAGCTCTTGCTGCTTGGCCTGTGATGCAGTCTGAGCTGCCTGCTGAGCCACCTGAGCCTGTTGCTGAGAGTTTTGCTGAGCAATCTTAGCCTGCTCCTTCTGGCGATTTTTACGCTTCACCATAAGAAGACGCTCGGCTTGATTCACATCTTTGATATTTCTTACAATAAGGGCGTCCTCTAGATCAATCTCTTTCTGGCCAAGCGCCACCTGGATACTCTGTTCGAGATACTGCTTGTCCTCGGTCTCCATCTCCTTTACAACCTGAACGCCAAAGTTGAACATAGGCAGGTCTTTGAACGACGTCAAAGCTGCCATATTCTCCTCACCAATAGCGTTCTCATAGGCCTTAGAGATAACAGAGCCTTCGGGAATAATCTGGAGGCACTTAACAACGTCGCTACAGACCTTTTTGTACAAGATCATAGACGCATTGGTGATGTCGTAGATAGCGTTGTTGCCTGCGGCAATAGCCTGCTGCCTGACCCCAACCAAAGCGTCACCCTTAGGCGAGGAAGCATCCATGGCCTCATTGATGCCTGTAGTATCCCTAATCAGCCTTAGGTAGTGGTTGTATAGGGCGATAAGCTCGTTGATGTTCCTAATGGCGTTGCCAATCTCCCTAATTGGTGGGGCCTGACCCGTTCCGTCTGGATTCTTGCTTCTGTAGTAAAAGACACCCGTCTGCTCATAGATATCGTGTAGATCGAGCGGCTGAAGCTCGCCGCCTTTGCCAAGCTGAACGTTTTCTAGGCCCTCAATGTCAATGATTAATCCATCTGGCTTGGCCTTTGCAATGGCCTGTTGAATCTTAAGGTGAGTGAGCTGAAGCATGTCGGCAAAGCCAACGCAGCTATCAACCATAGACTTAGGCATCATCCTGTTGATGTTCGTAGAAACAACAGAGTATGAAAGCTTAGCCCTAGACAAATCATGGATGTTCCTAGGCATATTTGTCTGTTTGCCGTAGTTGATCACATGATCGGTTCCCATGATGTAAACCCCACCATAAATACACTCAATTTGAAGCTTCTCTGGAGACGCCTCAAAAACACTGTCCTTGCTGCCTTTCTCACCGAAGCCCTGATAGTAGAAGTTGCTGTTGCCAAACTTATTCTCCTTCTCTTCAAAGAACATAGTGTCTACGGTCAAAAACTCAAACTCAAGTAGGTCAATGGTGTACTCGTCATACTCGTACATAGTCCTATCTCCAAGGTCATCGTATTGTGTAGAGTTACCGCTTACGCCACTACCCTTAGACTTTTGAGAAATCTTTTCGTAATCCTCCTCTGAAAGCTGATCCCCTGCCATTCGCTTTAGCTCAGAGATTGTGATCGTCTTAATGTGACCAGCATAAACTAGGTCATCAAAAGAAGGGTCCTCTGTGTAGCTATGCACAAACTTTTCTGGATCTACGTATTCAACGCGAATACCTACATTGGGATCGTTGGACCTTTTTACGACGGACATTCCAAGCGCGACGATATCATTTACACAGCGCCTAAATGTCCCATCATTAAAGTTGTTCCATGACAGAGTGAGGTTTGTTGCAATCTGAGCAGAAATCTCACCGTCAGTCTTGACGTTACTGTCCAAATAAATTTCAGCCTCCTCCATAGTCTCGGGCAACTTGTCTGGATCATCACCCAAAACAAGGCCGCCCGTAGTGTCCTTTAGCTTCTTCAGCTCGTCCCTAAGCTCAACTTGATTCTTTACTCTTCGCTTGTAGTTGTTCTTTTCTGAAGAAGAGAACGGATCAATAGCCTCTAGATTTGGGTATGGATTCTTTGAAAGAATTTTGTTTACCACAATACGAACGAACTTAGGAAGAATCGGTACTGGGGTGTAGTCCAGATTCATCAAACTTCCGTCCCCTGAGTTTGGATCAACATTATTCAAGAGCCTCTTGTAGATAGAGGTATCTTGAATGCCTAAAGAGTATTTCCTGTTTCTTTGAAATATCTTTCTTCTTCTCTTTTGAAGTGCGTTCTTATCGGATGATCCTCTCCACTGGGCCTCGATCGCCTTAGCGTATTTCATCCCATACCTCTTGTCCTCCTTTTTTTCAGAAGGCAGCAGAGGATCAGGGAAAGATTTGTTGGCCTTAGAGTTGCTGTACATTTATCCCGATTATAGTGCAAATATAACAAATCATCCTATGGGCTTATAACGCCTAAAAAATTTAGACTCAGAGAAGTCTTTCTTTGGTTTTGATTTTGTTTTTTGCGCAGCCAAAAGCGCAAGCCCAGAAGATATTGTAAGGTCAAACTTAGTCCTGTTGTCTATCTGAAAACCAATCCAGTCTTCTAGGGTTCTGTTGAAGTACATGTTTCCGTAGTCACCAGTATCTCTATTTATGCCTACATGGTCATGCACATAAGACTCGATTGAATGGGCGTGGGACTGAATGACATCCTGAGAGTTCGACGGGATGCCTTTAGTCTTGACCTTAAAATTAGACGACCCTGACGACAGGTGAGATGGCCTATCCATTAGGTAGCCATCGTAACCCCTTGATTCAAAGTATCTTGCAATTCCATACTTGTTGTTCTCAATCAATAATGGGTAACCGTAGAAAAACGCAGCCATTAAGCAATCTTCGTAGAAAATCTTAGCTAAAGGCGGACGAGACGCATACTCCAGAACAAACATGTTCGATGGGTGCTCTATGTGAAACTTGTTATACAGGTGTAGCGCTCCTTTTGACCCTCGACCATCGACGGTGGCGTCAAGGTCGTAGGAGTCAACACCGCCGACACCCAGCACCGCATTAGGCGCAATGCGTTTGCCTCGATCGAACTTAGAAACATTTCTCAGATCTTCTGGTGGCATCCAGGATATTCTAAACCTACCCTTTGCGTCAGGAGAAAAAACAACCTTTCCGTCTTTGATGCCGTCCTTCCAGATAAGGTTGCCTCGAACGACAGGGTTCGGGAATAGGTCATCATTATACTGTACCTGCTCGTAGATCTTACCGATATTGAAGACGCTACCCTCGATACTGTCTCGAAATGCCTCATCTGTGGTAAACGGGAACTGCCTCGTAACCTCATTAAGCTCAGAAGGATCACCTTTCAAACTCTCTCTCTCATTCTTCAAGTAAGTCTTCGCGCCAATAAGAATGTCCTCCCCATCTAGCCCCTCTATTAAGGACGGGGGATCATAAGAAACCGCATTGCCAAAGACATCGAAGAACCCTTCAAGAGACTTCTGGGCAGGGATAAATAGGCGGTATAGCCCTGATATAGTTCTTCCGTTGGCGTTTCTTTCGCTGGGGTCTGAGTCTCGCCAAAGCTCCTTGTACTCTCTACCGCCCTTATCCATGGGGTTTACAGTAGATCCCACGAGTGCCTTGCCCACGATTTTTCTACCGACGATTAGGCAAGTACGCTGGATTCTCCATGCATCCCTAATATCCGAAGGCTTCTCCCACTTGCCAGCCTCATCCAAATACATAAGATGAAGCTTTTCACCATCGTAGGCGTTGTTGGTGGTGTTCTTCCAGTTAATTACCGTATTAAGAGCCTCGCCCTTCTGCGCACTCTTATTCTTCTTCGTGATTCTCTTACTCGGCTCGCGAAAAGCCAGCTCCATGCGTGGATTCGTGGTACCATCTTGAATTGGTTTAAAGAAGAAGGGGTAGTGACGAAACATTTGCACCACCTTCTTCATGAATATATTCTCTTGCGCATCCTTACCCGTCTTCGACTGAATCCCGAGAAGTTTATCCTTGACCTGCGTTGCTTCGTCCAAAAGCACAGACGAGCAGATATTCGTGTACCCGCTACGCCTGCACTTCGTATAGAGCTGCCCGATACATCTCGGGTCTGCCTCACACGCGGCCATATGTAGAAAAATTTCGCGCTGGAACGCAAGATAGTTAGGAAATCCTATATCTATCTTGGTCCATTGAAGCATCATGTAGTGCCTACCCGTAATATACGTAGGCCTACCGTTATTGAAAAACCAAAAGCCTTCACGCCGACGACGAAACTCCTCCTCGATATACGGAGAAAATTTCTGTCTGAATTCTCTTGGCATCTCACTCCACTCGTCCATAGTCTTAATCCTAGACAGCTCCGATGGCATAGGAACCCTTTCCCACAACTGCAAGTTGTTTGGACGTCCATATCCTTCAATTTTCTCTTCGGGAGGCTGAGAGGGAAGTGCAATGTATAAATCACCAATCGAAACAACGTTTCCCGTTGTAGCCTTGGGGCAAATTGCAATAACGTCCTCATCATAGTCATCGACCCTGACCAGCATATCGCTTAGTGTAGTTCCTTGAGGACTTATTCTTTGAGGACTTATTCTTTGAGTGAACTCCTTTTCGTCTCACTCTTTTGGACTTGTACGTGGATTCTTGAACCTTTGCCATTGTATTTAATTTGTACACCTGTCAGGACTCGAACCTGAAACCTGCGCATTAGAAGTGCGCTGCTCTATCCTGTTGAGCTACAGGTGCATACGTTTATTTTCTATTACTCCCTGGCCTCCTAGAGGCCTCGGTTCTGCCTCTATTTACTGAGGCTGGCTCGACCCTGGTCTTAGTTGCCCCTCCGACCGTATAGTGATGAACATCTTTGCCGTCACCCTTAGAGACCCTGCCTTCCCTTTCGGCCCTCCTGCGCCGTAAATTTCTTCCAGCGCGAGCCTTCTTAGCGTTCTTGCTTTTGTGGAAGAGTCGGTACTCTCTCTTGTAGTTGCGTTTTTTCTTGACGCGCATGTCGCAAATATACGACACGTTCACCTTGTCCGCAAGGTGGGACTCGAACCCACATGTGACCAGTTACCCTTTCTACAAGGTATAAGCTTGAGGGGATACTTGCGGCTATGTGTTTCTCCTTTCAAAGGTCTTCTTTCTGTGGCAGTTAGCGCACCTAACTTCACACTTCCGAATTTCCTTTTTTATTGTGTCTATACAGTAGGATTGATTCACCATGTCAGATATGTTATGGTGCTTTTCGCCGCAAACGTGGTCAAATTCTAGAACAACTGGATTTGATTCACCGCAATCCACACACGGAAGATTTTTTTTAACCCTTTGAATAAACTCCCGACCCCACTTGCGTTGATTTCTGTTCCTCTTTTTAGATCTAGACTTATACTGATCCTTATACTTCTCGTAGTGTGCGGCGGAAAACTTCTTCTGGTCCTCTGGGTCCTTATAGGCCATTAGTCCTCAAAATCTTTATTCCAAGAATCTTCCCAGAATCTATAGTCGGTCCTGCTGTATTGCCAAACTATCTTCTTCCAATCATTTAGAGAATCTTTCAGCAAAACCTCCTGAGTAGTCTTTGGCTTGTTCGATTTGTCCATTGTCCCTTAGGTCTTTGATCATTTGTTCAAGACGCTGGCGTTCAACCAGCAGCTCCTTACAATCCGTGGCCGTCTGCTTAATGGATTGAAGCTCGGCCTTTCTAGCAGCTCCACCCGCATCTGGATCGACAGGCTTCTTTACCTCGTCAATCATGTTGTTAATGGCGACCTCCATGCTGTGCATAAGGCTCTGAGCCGCGTCAATCGTTGTAAACTTCTTCTTCGACATATAGAAGATCTTCGGCGCGGGTTCTGTACATCTCCACACCGTCAATTTTGATTCTGTAATCTCGGTTCTCTTTGAACCCCACCACATCGCCTGGATTTACAACCACGTCATCAGCTGTACCGTCTCCGCACGTATAAACGACGCGGCCCTTTGTCGGGAGCTTATCCTTAAGACTTACAACCTCAATGACTCCAGAGTCTTTAGGTTCCTCTTCGATAGGTTCAAGAAGTGTCCATCCACCAAGGCACTTTATCTCTCCAGTCTCTTTGCTTTTGTACGCAAACGCCTGGTTACCAATAGCTTGCTTGCCGTACTGAACAAAGTAGTGATTATCGACACCAGTAAGTACTTGCCCCTCCTGCATGACGACAAGGTGGTGAAAGTATAGAGTATCCCCGACGCTGACCCCAGTGTCATACTTAAAAGGTACAGCCACAACTGGCCCATGAGTGACCCTGTGATCGAACTCACCGTTCTCAAACTTTGTCTCAATGTAGAGCTCAAGACCTGAGTCGGTGGTAATTGTATCGTTGACCGTTTTTTCCAGTTCAACGATAAACAAGTCAAATGTCTTCACTTGTTACTGTATGGGAACATCTTATTGAGCGCCTTCTGCCTCTTCGCGCAACCGCAGTCCTTTCCTGTCTTATTGCTGATATGGTCAACAATGTTCTTGATTCTGGTGGCTCTAGTAATCTCCGCGATAGTATCACCGAGGCCCTCTGGCTTCTTTTTAGTATCCTCTGACATTTCTAGGTCTATTTGTTGTATTTGAAAATGATGTTCTGTTCTGAGGCTGCCTTGCCTTCCATGCGGCACAAACGTAGTTACCCCTAACAGGTGCCGACCACTTCGTGCAGTACGACTGGTTGCTCGTAAAGAAGTTGCAGTTAGAGCACTTTGCGTTTGTGGTTGCTGCTTTGTATGCGTCTGGAAGCGAGTGAGGGATAGACTCCCCGTTAGGATAGCTTTTGTGTGACATAATTAAAAATTTAGATCAAACTCCACCATGCAGGGCATGCTGTCTATGGACTTCCACAGCACCTGAGAATCATCCTCGTCTTGCAAATATACAAGATATCTTTTTGATCCGTGCCTATGGAGGTGCTCGTGGTCAAGAACAATGGCGCTAACCTTGCCCTTACCTGCTCTCATGCCAACATAATATGCCATAGCGTCCTTTGGGTCTCTACCCACGACGATCTTCCTAATAAGTCCCTCCATTTTAGTTTAGCGATATATCAAGACCGTTGAGTAGGTCATCCAGATCTGGTCCTTCGTCCTCTTTCTCAACGTATGTGTCTTGCATAAATTCAATTAGTTCATCCAGCTCCTCCTTGTTGTGGAGGTTGTAGCTATACACCGCCTTCATGTTGGTGTCACCTAGCTCGTTCTGCTCGGTCACACCGATAATCATGATTGACATTAGTCGATCTCTGACCCCGTATTCGTCCACGAGGTCGTCCATTGCAACCGCCAACTCCCTGATTCTGTACAAAAATTCCTCGTCTTCCATATCTTTGCGGTATAATTTATTTCAATGCCAGCAAAGAAATCAAGGGGGAAGATGTTCCGCGAGTTCTCTAAGCTTAACCAAAGGTACGTAAAAAACAATCACCTTAAGTATCTGAGAAAGAGTGTAAATGAGTTCTGCGTGAAGAGAGACATCTTCGAAAAAGAGCTCATGTTCATGCTGTGGGCCTACGATTTAGAGTTCTGGACTCTGTCTTATGCGGCCAAGGATTACGGGTATTCTTCTGCCAAAAAAATAGGCGAACGCATTGTATACGAACTAGTTAAGGCTGGTTACGTGTACAAATACTTTGACAAGCTCACCCCCTCACAAAAGTATGAGGATCACCTTTTTAGGGATGAGACTAAGTTCAACTATAGAGTTAGATACTCTCTAACGCAAAAAGGAAGGCTTCTGGTGCAGAGGTTCTACGGGGAACTAGAAGATTAAAGTATATCGTCCTCTGTTATAACCTCGGTCCACTCACTACCCTCAAGTATTGGGGTTATCTGAGATAAGGTATATGTAGTCTTGCCAGAAAAGAAACTAGGAATCGGAGTCTCGTACTTAATGACTGATTTATCGCCAGCAATACTATACCTCAACTTGTCCTTATCTGGATACAACAGTTGAGAAAAATCTATTGTGGTGTTGGGGTCGTCTAACTCCGACTTGCTTACTATTACGTACTTGTTCATGGGGTTCCTGGTGGATTGTCAGATGAACCGAAAAGGGGATCTCCAACAGCTGTGCCTGTAGTTGAATTTCCTTGACTGTCGGTAAAGTCGTTATTAAATCTATACCAGCTTTCAAGGTCAGAGGAACGGTCATAGTCCCCACTGTCCACAGACAGGTCTATGGAGTCCCCACTGTTGTATATAGCCGAAACAGCATCGGCATCCAAGACCGCGCTCCAGAATGCAAACTCATCAAAGTAAGAGCTTGTGTGGAAGGTTGGGGAGTTCAAGTCACTATATCTAGCCCCGACCCCAAACAGGGATCCACTTGTGGCAGCAAAAGCATCTTGCTTATCCTTCGTTGGGCCACTGGTGTTCGTACCCACAAGGCTTCCATTGAGATACGTCTTTATTGTTGCGTTGTCAGAACCCGTTGCCCCCGCCGTGCATGTAACGGTAATCTGATGCCAATTCGAATTCGTGAGGGATGAGCCGACATTATAGAAAGCGCTACCCCCTGTGCCATCGGCCTCATGAAATACTTGAAGATACATAACGCCAAGGTTTAAGAATCGAACGCCAATTTCATAAGTAGGAGTTGTGCTCTTCTTGGTTCCGCAAGCATAAGAAGTATTATAAGCAGTATCATAAACCCAAAACGAATAGGTGTAATTGCCTCCAAAGATACTCGTGATGTCGGTTGAGTCAAGGATACCTACGGCCTCTGTTCCGTCAACAAAAATGTTGTGGCTATTAGAGTAGGATGGAAGCCTGGAGACGGACGACTCCTGTACAGAGGAGTTTAAACTTAATCCTAGGCCTAACATTATCCGCTGCAGCTTTCGCAATCCTCGGGGCTGTCGAGGTTGCATGTTATATCACCAGACTCAATTTTAGCCTCTTGCTTCTTCAGTTTGTCCTGATCCAAAAAGCTGATGTCGTCGAAATCTTCCTCCTTCATAGTTGCTTGTAAATTACTTCGTAGTAAACCTTGTTGTTATCATCCCTGCGAGCGCGTAGGCACCTCTTGCGATTATGTCCGCCATGAACATAAGAGACGTGTACCCAATTAGGATTATCGTCATCACCAAACTCCCACACCATTTGATCGAACTCCAGATTCTCTCTAATGTAGTTGAAGAGCTCAGAGTTTGTGATAGAGCCGTATACATCGCAATCGAGGTCGAGTGCTCTTCCTTCCACGTGCTGACTGCGGTGGCTCCCACCGATCGCAAGGTTGAGATCAGGCGAGCGATACCCTGACGACACGTATATAGGAACTCCGAAATGGTCGCGACAAGGTTGAAATACCCGCTCTGCAACCGCTCTGAGATTTTCGACAACCCATTCATCATCTGGCTCATTGTTTATCCCGAGCCTCGTTGCTGTTTTGCTGCGGAGGCATTCGGCGAGTGATAGATTTTCTGATAGCTTCATTATGAAGTCTTCGTTTTTCGTTCTCCACAGCGGAGTCCTTTCGTTTCTTCTTGGCGTTAAAGTACGGCTTTTTCAAGTCGTTAAGGTTTTTTTGCAAGCCAAATTTGTGAGTATCGAAAGTTCTCCATATACTGAGATCAGCGATTTAGACAAAGTTACAAAATTCAATCCAATCACAAATGAAGTACACACTTGCAGCAGCAGCCCTCGTAATTGTCGGTTGCCTTTTCGTGGACGACGAGGCGTCAAAGAACAACCGCTTGCATAAGCGTTACAGCGGAGCCCAGATCGAAGAGATGATCATTGCGATCAATCACTTAAATTCACCTCTGCCAGGACAGAACGAAACAATCAAATAAGATGAAGAACTTACTTGCAGGATTAGCCGTACTGATCGCGACTACCGCATCAGCGCAGCTTTCACGGACATTCACCGAAAACTTCGCCTCAAACGTAGACTCTGCAGACATGTTTGCAGTATTCGTTGTAGAAGATGTCATTCCCAAGAACGGAGTTAAGTTCGTCCCACCGCAAGGGTTTTTCACTCAAGACCTTGAAATCGTGACAGACCTTCCTGCAGAGAATGCATGCTTCACATACACCGATCCAGGCGTATACGTTATCGTACCCTTCAAGGAGGGAAAGCCGCTTTGTTTCGGATCATACGTAGTAATGAATGAGGACTACCTCGACTACTACCTAGAAGAGGACTGTCCCTACGAGACAATGGTTACTGACGACCACATTCTAAACCTTAGCACTCATACTGTTGGTAGCACAGAGATACCATTGCTGTCGCAGGCACTGTGGAACAAGTGATGCAGATAAACAGAAAAGGCCCCGAAAGGGGCCTTTTTTTTACCCAGTAAACTGGGATTGTTATCGTCTCTTTACAAACCGCATGCCTCTAGGGTTACTCGACCCCATGGTGTTAAGCTTAGCGCGGAGGGCAGATCCCATCCTATTAACACCAGCTCTTTCTGCCATTTGAGAGCCAAGCATCGCATCGCTGTATCTACCCATAGCGCCAGTGTCCACGGTGCCCAACTTATCTGAGGGCATCGGCTCGAAGTCGTACAGATCCAACGCAGGCCCAAATCTACCAGTTGATGGAGTCTCCTCTTCTTCCTGTGGGTATGCACAAGATCCATCATCCTGAGTGGCCTTAGGGTTGTAATTCGTGGACTTTGGGTCCATGCAGCCGCGGATGACTGGCTTTTCCTCTACAACTGGATCAGGATTCTCCTCAAACTGAGGCGGCGGGGTCGTCTCAATAATCTGCTTTGGTGTTTCAACGGGCTGAGGATCGGGAGTCATGCCCTGAATTGGATCAATCGGATCTGGCTGAGTCTGCACCACCTCCTGTGGCAGCTCCTGTGCTGGAAAATCCTCGTCAGGCCTCATTGTCTGGTCAGTCTCTCTAAACTTCTCTCTACCAAACGTTACGTTGTTTTTACCATACCCTCCTTTGTAGGAGCCATCCCTACTCGTATTCTTCTTTTGAGAAGCTCTAAACTCATTAGCGCTCGGGAAGGCCTCTACACCACCAGAAACATCTCTCTGACCGCCACCCTCGCCAAGCTCCTCCATTCGCATAGTATTAAACTGACTTACGCCCAGGCCGCCTTTAGATATTGCGTCACCCATAAATGCCGCATCATCAGAAGTATACCCAAGTTCACCCATCATGTTGTCCATGTCAGAGACGTTGATAATACCGTCCTCAATGTTTCTGCCAAACTTAGACAGCCCCGTAATCAGATAATTAGCATCCTTCATATCGAGACCGCCTTGGTTAACCATCGAACTTCTCAGCAACTTGGCGGCTTGACCGCTTCTTCCAGTTACAGAGGCAATAGTGTGAGCAGGGACTTTGCCAGACTTAAGATCATCCATACTGTAGCCCATTGCAGAAATCTCTTCAGCAAAATCCTCGGCCCACTTACTCTCATTGGCGAGGGCACCTTCAATCTCTCTTGCAAACGGAACAACGGCACTCTGAGCTTTGCTATCCATGCTTTGAACAGCCTGAGAGAACACACCCTCACCAAGGCGTTGGCCAGAAGACATACTATCGCGACGAGCTTGTGCTTGTTGACCCCGTCTCTGATCAAAGTACTCTGAAGTGGTCGTTCGATCTCCTGAACCAGTACCATCCTGATATACCTTGGCATTGGCCCTGCCCCTACCCATGAGCGCCTCGCGAAGCTTCGTAAAGTCGGCCCCATTGATCTCGTCAAACGGGGCAGTCTGCTTTGCTATCTTCATCTGTCTTCCTGTTAGATTGTTTTTCACCATTCTGAAGCCAGCGTTGCCAGACTTCCTTTTTGGTTCCTGGCCGTAAGCGCCATCGACATCGTAAGGGGCCTGATATCCCTTACCGTACACCTCATCTATCTTTTTCCGAATCTTCTCTTCCTTTACCTGCTTCGGAGTTTGAGATGGAAGAGTCTGAAAGAACAGGGGGTTGTTTGTTCCCCGCTGCATTATTTTTCTTAGTCCTGGCATGATGCAAATATAATCGGTATTAACTTGCGATAAATAGCTCTACTGTTATGCTGCTAGTCTTGGGGTCCACAATCAGACTCTCCAGGTCATTAAGGTTTGTGTCGGTGATGACAGTAGTGGAGTCATCGTCCGTAGCAATGCCGTCATGTGGAGACCCCATGATAAAGCTTCTACCCGCAGCCACCAAGATGCTTGTAGATGCATCCGCCGTTCCATTCTCAGCCGCAGAGATCTGCAAAGACAGAACCAATTCATTGGTGCTATCGAGATTAGTCACCCTGATGTACTTGACATTGTCAAGGTCGAGAGCGCCTTCAGATGTATTCACAGCGGCCTTGAATGTGGCTATCGTTGTGTCCTGGTTGGCAGGGCATGTTACCATACGCTGCAACACCTCATTGACCCCAGTAATAGATAGGGTGTTTGTTGAGCCCCTCTCGATGCCGTTGAGCGTTAGCTCTTCTTTAATAGTTGTTGTAAGTGTAGCCATTATTTATAGCCTCTAGTGTTTCCTTTGATGTAGTCGTGGTCACGTGTTGACCGCTTTAGTTTTGATCCATTAGCGTTCTGATTGACGCCGTAGTTAGACAAGAAGTTCAGCCCCCCCTGTACGCCACCTGTCTGAAATGCATTCTGAGCTCCCTCCTGACCCTGCATCTGCTGCTGCATCATCTGCATAAACTGAGGGTTTTGCATAAGGGTCTGCATCATATTAAATGTATTCCCCGCGCCTCCAGCAGTATCACCCGTTGCCTGATTCACCACATCCTGAACGCCACCACCCTCGCCACCACCAGCTCCTTGCTTACCCATGGCGTATGCACCAACACCGCTTACGACATCGGCACCTAGCTTCATGTAATCCTCCTTACCGATCTTTTGGCCAATGCCATCGTTAGGGCCGTCTACCTCCTGGGCCTCAGACATGATATATCCTCCAGCATCACCGACGCCTTGAGTAATCATATTAACATTCCCAGTAAATGCCCCCACCCCAATCTTCGCGGCTGATGTTCCGAGGTTCATAGCAGCCCTTTGACGCTCACCCCTGATAGTATCACAGTAGTGAAGGGTCTCTTTCTGTGATTCTGAAAGCGGTGCCCCGCTCTTACTTAGCTCACGTAGCTCCTTGCACTCCTTTCTATCATAATCCTCCATCCCTGTACGCTCAAGATCGTCATAGCGCTCTTTAAAGTTCAGAGATTTCCCGATATCCTTGATGATGTCCATGAGTACAAATATACGGGATTAAGAGAAACCCGTTTCTGCAGCCTTAATGCGAACAAGCTCATAGATGTCGTCCTGACTCATGAAGTTGTACTCGTCATTCTTAAGCGGTACCTCCAGTACCCTCTCCCCTTCAAAGTTGTGCTTGGACCCAGGCATCATAATCTTGATGTTACCTATCTCGTCCATACCTACAACGGGGTAATCTACCGCATCCATAGAGATGCAGCCCGTCATAATCACATTGTGGTCGTTGAACTGGTCCTCACTGTCTCTGCGATAACCGCTCTCGGAGATCTTTATCAGTAGCATGAGGCAAATATACCCAAATATGCTGTCCCCCTGTACCGATTAGTCGGTAATATCCCCACATGGCACAGCTATCCCGTATTTAACAGTTAAATCTAGATCGGATGGTGTAATGTGTGTACACACACCCTACTATTTCGACTGTTTTGCACTTGATTGTATAGCAAAGTTATAACAGAAATCTTTAAAAGTCAAGACTCAAGCTATACTAGAGGCTAAATACCGCTTCTTACTCTAAATCAGTCAGTTATGAGGGGTTAGATGGAGTCAATCAAAAAATACCGCGTGAAAATTTTTGCGGATATCGGCGGTTTTTTCGGGTTTGGTCGTAAAAAACGATCAGAACCACACATAGGGGGGATTATATGTATATATGTACGGAGGCAAATCTTTTGGAAATTACATTTCCAAACCCCCCTCCCTAGTTTCTGCCATACTACGGAGATTTACTTCCGAGATTGCAATCGCTTGTCCCCCAGTCACTTACGCATCGTTACCTGCATCATCGCATCAGGTGACCGCAGACATGTAGCTCTACCCGAAGGTGGGACAATACCTCACCTATACCTTTACTGCAACCAATCATCCCCGCTCATGGGGTGACACAATGGACATAACCTCGTATAAATTTGGCTCTGCATCCCCCGTCATTGCTGACGTTAACATCCGTTGGCTTGACATCAGGGATTGATTTACCTATCTTTGTTGGCATCGGTTCGAGAGTCGGGCCGAGCAAACTTCAAACTTCTTACACCATGTCTGCAAAGACCTACACCCCCACACACTGCCCCGACACGGGGCGCAAGTTGACCCGAGCCGAGCGCCGTGCCGCGAACAAAGCCAAGTTCGCCCAGGAGCAAGCGGCCAAGCCCAAAGCCAAAGCCAAAGCCAAGACTGCGAAGCAGTCACGTGCGGACGTGCTGTGCGAGCAGTACGGGATGACGATGGAGCAAATGTTCGATGTCATGGATGCGTGCCAGAGCGCGAACACGTACACCCCCGTGGACGTGCAGGAGGCCACCACGCCTCCCGCACCCAAGCCCACGAAGCGCAAGACCAAGCGCAAGACCAAGAACGACAAGTTGGAGGCACAGGCACAACGCCTGAGCAACCGCGAGAGCGCCAAGCGGAACGTGCGCAAGACCGAGGTCGTGTGCGACGACAAGCCCACCAAGGCCTCGCCATTCGGCACACGCACGGAGGTTGACGCACCTGCGCCCAAGCCCCGCCCACAGCACGCGGCAGACTACACGCCACCCACACCATACGCGGTAATGCGCGATGAGGGGTACACGGACGTGATGGACATGGTGCGTGCGGTGAACATGGACATGATGGACGGAGGCGTGACTGCCGAGGACGTCTTGTAACTTCCTGACTCACAGCGACTTAACAAAGAGATTTGTTTTATCCACAATTCGGTCGTATCTTGCGACCATCAAACTTCAACACCATGGCTACTTCCAAGCAAGCGCATGAGGGGCGCGTACAAGCCCTCACCACCATCGTGCAGGACATCGTGTCCACCCACTTCGCAGACGCACACATGACGTTGGCCGACCTCATCGGTGCGGACGATGCAGAGGACGAGCGTGCGGAGCAGGAGATTCGCAGGTACTTCGACCCCATCTGACAGGTACACTGACGAGTCCTGAATGGACGAAACCCCTTCGGGGGTCTGTATCAAACTTCAAACCCATACACAATGGTTCAGTTACTTTTTAACATCAACCTCATGCTCGCGGCGGGCATCGGCGTAGTCGGCATCATCATGCTCACAGGCATGGCCATGGATGCAGTGTCAAACCTCAAAGACAAGCAGTCATGAGCGAGGCGGTAGTCCTGCTCGTATCGCTCGCGGTAGTATTCGCAAGCGGGTGCGGGTTCGTCGCCCTCGTGGACTATGTCCTCAACACACTAGACCAATGAGAGTTACCATTCAATTCATTATGTCCTGCGGGAAGAAGTGGTCAATGACCCGCGACTTCGAGGACGGAGGCCACATTGCAAACTTCATCAAGCACATCGAACGCACGAAAGGTTGGATGTTGGATGAGGTCTGGAAGGCCTGACTATCAGATAGTTACACCATCAAACTTCAAGCAAATGTTTAATCCATTCAGAGAATTGTGCGCAGACGAAAAGGTCCTCGCGTACGAACACTTCGCTGACACAGACGACAGGGAGGCGTTGCGCCTCATCGAGGACGCATGGGACGAGGACGTGTACATCGACCTGCGTAGCTTCGGCATCACGACCCGTGATTACTGAGCATTAACAAATCTTTTCAACAGAAATTTGGATTCATCCACAAATTGCTGTATCTTTACACCGAACTTCAAACCCCAATACCATGGACAACTTCTTTGGACAACCCGTAGGACGCGCAGTCCTCTTCCTCAATGACTTCCACTTCGGTGCGAACCTGAACAAGCTCAACCGAGCGGCCAGACTTGTGCCCAAGGATGTGAAGGGCTTTGCCTCCCTGCTCTCAGACACGAAATACGCAGACCCTGACCACGTTCAGGAGGTCATCAACCTGCTTGACGACTACGCTAACGACGCAGAGAACAACCTCATCTTCAAGCTTGATAAAAAATGATGACAGCCATCCAGATATACGCAGGGTGGAGCATGGTGCTCTCCTGCATACGACTACTGCTCATCGAAACGTTGAACCACTACGAAACAAAAGCACAATGAAATTCACACACAGCTTCAAGCACACACTCCCATTCGTATCAATGCGCACCGCCTACGACGTAGACGTTGATGCCGCAAAGAATGTTGACATGGACACCGAGGTGTCTATCGACCCAGACCACGGATATGGTGGATGGTACGAGACCTACGACCTAGACACAGGTGGCGACCGATTCTATGCAGAGGGTGTGCTCGAAACGGAGCACGACGACGACGGAAGCGTGCGACTCGTGGGGTACGACGGATGCTTCGAACTCCCTGACTACATCATCAATGCCCTCAAAGACAAGGGCGTAATCATTGACCTATGACACAAGAACAATGCGAACGTGCAGTCAAAGCACTGCAAAAAGAAGGGTTCGAGGCCTCCCATGTGATGGGAGCACGTGACGACCACGGCGTGTGGTTGGACAGCGTGTGGAACGACGAGCTAAAATTTGCTACGAGCTTCCGCATCCACGACGAAGAAATCCACTTTTGGGAATCACATACACCATTGACATGACACAATATAATATGGGACGTGACCATGGAAATTACACCAACAAGCAGAGACAACCATGACTGACATCGTAGACGTAATCATTCAGCTTGCCCGTATGCAAGGGCAGGCAATCGATCGAGCAGAGGCAGAGATGCTGAACAAAGCGGTCGAGCAAGCACACGACGAATATCAAACTTCAAAACAACAAGAGAATGAGTAAGACAGGAACATATTGGGACAAGGAGGGCAAGTATCAAGAGCAGTACGATGCCGCATGGAAGCAACTCATCCCTACGTCAGGTGAGGCAGATGACGGACTTCCCGAAGCCCTCCGTGCTATCTCTCGAATCGGCTACGACTACTACAACAACGGGTTCTGCAACCTGTGGAGAGCAGAGGAGGTTTATGAAAGCGACGAGTCCTACTACGACGAGTACAAGATGGACTCCTACTACGAGGACATGGTGGACTACCTGCGCGACCACACACCACACAACCTGCACAAGGAGTTCAGGGGTTGGTTGAAAACTACGCAAGGGTACTGCAACTGGGCCGATAGCGCAGACATCATAGACCGCATCATCAGTCACATCATGAGGCAAATCATTGAACAGGAACTTATTGAAACTGAAGCACTTACATCATGACACTTCAAGAAAAGATTTACCACACCAACGCCGTGGCAGATGCCATTATGCGAGGTGATAAAGGATATTCAATCGAAGGGTTGGAGAATGACAAAACATTTTCTACCTTCGTGTACTTGCCATCCCCACAGCTTGCAGGGACGGGGATGCAACAGCGAACTTATGCGATGACCAAAGCGATGGACATCGTAAGCGGTATTGGTTAGTTTGAAGTTTGACCAACGAGGGGGTATGCGTGGCTGAAACGTCAGTCCGCCCCCTCACCTTCTTCAAGGGAGCGCAGTCGGTGCGCACGTCCACTCCCAAGACCTTTGTGTCGGACGGCGGTTGTGTTCGAATCCCAACCTCCCTTCTAACCAAGCCTTTAACAAATCTTTTCAACAAAAATTTGGAATTGTCCACATCAATTCCTTATCTTTGTGTCGAGACTTTTACAAACTTCAATTCAATAACCATGAAACAATATGCAGTAATCCACGCTGTCGCAGGACTCTTCGAAGGGTACTCCGACACCACCTGCGAGTTCTTCCCCAAGCGGGGGTTCGCAGAGAAACACATCAAGCAAGTCCTCGACGACTACCGAAAGGATGAGATATGTGTATGTATCGAACATCAAGACGGAGGTGACGCTGAGGTCACGATGACCCGTGAGTACGAGGACTACGCCGCCTGTGTCCCATCTGACATGACCCACGATGACTGGGTGGCAGACAATGGCGACGACTGCTCGGTCGAGGTGTTCCGCATCATCGAGATTGATATGTCCAACCGCAGTGGCTCCACCGAGTCATGCTGGCTCACATGGGACCAACAGGACACTTGCCCTGCATGGGACTACCAACCCCTGTGTATGTCCTTGGTTGCCCGTGTAGCATCTGATGTCATGGACAACGACCAATCGACTCACGGCCTCGAACAACTGACGGACTTCATCTCCTCTGTGTACTACCGCAGTCATGCCTTCATTGACATCGACGACTATGTGATGCATGCCTTCCGTATCCCCAA